CATTACGAAGTATTTCAAGAAGTACAACCTCTTTGGCTTTACCGGCACGCCCATCTTTGCGGTCAATGCAGGCGTGAGCAAGAATCCCACACTCCGCACCTCTCTATGATGTGTCCCAGCGATATCAAATCCGAGTATATGCATCCTTGGCTCAATGGTAGAGCGGCTGCCTTGTAAGCAGCGGGTTGCGTGTTCGAGTCACGCAGGATGCTCCAAAAATCCAAGCGCGAGAAGTTAAGTATCGGGCGTTCCGGGACGAATCGGGCGCACAAGTTTGCGGACGGTAAAACGATGGCTGACGAAAAGACGTGACTTGGATTTTAACTTAGGTTATCAAAAGGCTCATTCGCCTTTGTATAGGAAGCGTTACGACGTTTCCTTAGTTTTACAAATACCGCCCATATGGGCGGTTCAATTAGACAACTCCATTTTGTCGGCTGCTTGCAAGCGGCTTCAAAATTTCATTCCTCCTTAAGCAGAACTTTGGGCGGGTATTATGCAAGCGATATCCGCCCGAGTCCTGCAATACAGCGCTTTGGTGTAAGGGCAGCACATCAGATTTTGGCTCTGATAGTGTAGGTTCAAATCCTGCAAGCGCCGCCAATTTAACTTTTTGCGTCCCGTATAGGGGCGCTATTTTTATATGTAAAGGATGTGGGTAACATAGCTCAAAACTCAATAGGTCACTCTAAATCGACCTCCAAGAAAAAGAAAAAACCCGCGTCGTCCAACGGTCGAACCGAGTTCTACTGCACCATGTGCGGCAAAAAATATACTAAACTTACTGGTAACTTTTATAGATCGCAATCCCCTATTCATGTTGGCAACGACGGATTTATCCCCGTGTGTCGCTCGTGCGTCGAGGAGCTGTTTGAATTGTATACCGACGAACTTGGCTCAGAGATGGAGGCGACGAAGCGTCTATGTCAGAAGTTCGACTGGTATTTCTCGAAAAGGATATACGATGCAACTGAGAAGAGTTCAGCGTCGTTCAGCCGTATGAGCTCATATGTGTCTAAAATGTCCTTGCGTTGTTATCAAGGTAAAACTTACGACGATACTATACGCGACGAGGAAACTGTCATTAATGACGTAGAGGATTTAAAGAACAATAGTTCTGAAATCAAAATAAAGCAGAAGACCTTAGCGTTCTTCGGTGGCGGATTTGAACCCGAAGAGCTTAAATTTCTTCAGGAGCAATACGATGACTGGACTTCGCGACATGAGTGTTCTACTAAATCTCAGGAAGAGGTCTTCAAAAACCTGTGTATCGCTCAGCTCAATATTCTAAAAGCCCAGCAAGGTAAGGGGTCTATGAAGCTTGTGGAGGCACTTAAGGTATTTCAAGACCTCCTCGGCACAGCAAACTTAAAGCCAAGTCAGAATAACGAAAATGCTATGGTTGAGCAAAACACCTTTGGCACTCTTATTAAGAAGTGGGAGAATGAACGCCCCATTTCAGAGCCGCTCCCCGAATGGCAGGATGTTGACGGAATCCGCAAATACATAACGGTGTACTTTCTCGGACATCTGTGTAAAATGTTGGGAATACAGAACAAATACAGTGCGGCTTATGAGGAAGAGATGGCAAAATATCGTGTTGAGATGCCTGAATACGAGGGCGACGACGACGCACTGCTGGACGCAATTATAAGTGACGGTGAAGATTATGGCGACACGGAATAAGCTCAGCGACCGCGAGTTAGCTAACGACAAGGCTAAACGAATTATGAACGGCGTGGACGCATGGTGCTCATTCTATAGGGCTAATCCTCACCGTTTCTGTTTGGATTATCTTAACATTAAACTTAAGCTTTTTCAGCAGATAATCCTATATATGATGAACTGGTGTAACTATATAATGTACATCGCAGCAAGAGGTTAATACTGGCTTCGCCGCATAGAAATGTGTGGATAAATTAATCGGGCAAAATCGGTGAACGCTTACTGAGCAAACGCCGAGGTAACTGGACGGATAACGGAAGGCTGTCCAGCACCGTAACGCATAGATGGTGAATAAATATAATCCATCCACGAGTGTCCGACACGACCGCATATAGGGCGGTCTGAGAACCTAACGTTTAAACGAGGGTGAAAACATATGCTAAACTGGGCACGAATTGACGTGCCGATGAAAATGGGGCAACCCCAGAGGGGCAGATAAAAAGCTGTCCGTTAATAACTATTGCAAGGCAAAACCTTTCTGGTCGCCGTGTTCTGCTGTGTGCGTTGTATTTTGTACCCCGGTACAGCTATCTGTATTGCGTCTAAGACCCGTGGACAGTCCGTCGAGGTCTTAACGAAAATACAAACGATTCTTATGCCCAACTCCGCCAATCTTCAGTTAGAGATAGAACCGAAGGGCATAACAATAAATCAGTCCAAAGCGGAGATTGTGTTTAGGAACACATCCCGTATATTCGTCGTAACTGCAAATGATGAAGCTCGACACAACAGAGCTAATATTATTATCTGCGATGAGTTCCGTATGATACCGCTTACTATCATCCAAACGGTTCTCAAAAGATTTTTAACGGCTCCGAGAAATCCGGGATATCTCAACAATCCCAAATATGCGCATTTAACTGAGAGAAATAAAGAAATTTATCTCTCGTCTGCATGGTATAAGTCACATTGGTCTTTCGGCAAGCTTCAGACATACGCGAAGAATATGAGTGACGATCAGCGCAGATATTTCACCTGCGGACTCCCCTATCAGCTTTCGATAAAAGAGCACCTGCTTGACAAGAATCAGATAGCGGACGAGCTTTCCGAGGGCGACCAGTCCGAGACGACGTTCGGTATGGAAATGGAGTGCTTGTGGTTTGGAGATACGGACGGCTCGCTGTTCTCTTACGATGATATAGCTAAAACTCGTCAGATAAAGCAAGCCCTATATCCCGACTATATCAGCTCTCTTATACCTAATTATAAACAGAAGATACCCCCGCTCGCATTTAATGAGCGTCGTGTTCTCTCTGCCGACGTTGCGCTGTTGGCTTCTAAGAAGCAAAATAACGACGCCGCTTCTATATGGATAAACAGAGCTATTCCCAATTCGCAAAATAGATATATAAGCAACTTTATCTATACAGAGAATCACGAGGGACTCCATACTAATGACTTAGCTTTGCGTATACGGAGGTTGTACGAGCAATTCCACTGCACAGATATTGTCCTTGATGTTAAGGGGCTTGGTATAGGTGTGTACGACGCTCTCGTGCGCGACATATATGACCCGGAGTACAATGTCACTTACCCGCCACTTAGTTGTTGTAATGACGATGTGTACGCGGCTCGTTGCACAGATAGAGAGGCTAAAAAGGTTATTTGGGCAATACAGGCTACAAGTCAGTTTAATAATGATATGTATCTTGCGTTGCGTGACGGCTTCAAACAGAATAAGATTAAACTCCTTAGTTCCGAAAATGACTTCTACGAACTTCCGAGAGGTATTGTTCAAGCCATACTTGACGACGCTGAACTAAAGCGTAAAGTTCTGCTTCCATATATTCACACAACGCTTTTTATTAACGAAATAATAAGCCTAAAGTACACACCTACAGGTACTTTAATAAAAGTCAAAGAGCAGTCCGGTATGAGAAAAGACCGAGTGTCATCGGTCGGCTACAACTATTGGGTTGTTCAAGAGCTTGAGAGAAAGCTTAAACCCAGCAACAAACCACCCGAGCGTAAAGTGTTTGCGTTCAAGAAACCTATTATTAAATAAGAAAGGAGACGCGAAGTGGCAAAAAAGAAAGAAACTGCTCCGCCGCTCTCGCCTGAAGAGCAAAAGAAAGTCGATCTTGAAGCGGCAAAGGCGGAGTTCCATAAAGCTCTTCTGTATGCGCAGAAAATAGCTCAAAGGAATATAAGCAATCCTGCGTCCTCACAGCAGAGCCGAGGTCAATCGTACTCCACCTATACAAAGGAAAACATTCTGACGTGGCTTAAAAACCCGTCAACAAACGCAAAGAGTCTTCGCAATGCGTCGATGTATCTTTACAATGCTTCGCCGCTGTATCGTCGCCTTATTAACTATCAAGCAAATATGTGGCTGTGGGATTATGTGCTTTACCCCCTTGGATATGATGAGTCTAAGATGAAAGCTAATAATCTTCAGAAGCAATATCTTGCTGCGGCTAAAAAGTGCGAGGTTTGGAATCTGAAGAACGAGCTTTCCAAGGCTGCCGTGAGTGCGGTACGCGAGGGAATCTTCTTTGGCGTGTCGTGGGAGTCTGGCGATTCGTTCTTCATTCAAAAAATCAACGCTGATTATTGCACTGTTGAGGCTATCGCTGACGGTACTTATCTCTATACAGTTGATATGTCTCAGATTAAAGAGGACGAGCTTGGATTTTATCCACCCGAGTTTACCAAGATGTGGAACGCCTATAAATCTGATGGCGTTAAGAGACAGTTCGTCCCCGAAGAGATATCTTGGTGTCTCCCGTTTTGCACCGCAGACGGCGACCAAGGTGCGTTCATACCGCCTTATGTTGGTTGTCTCCCCGACCTGTTGGATATAGAGAACTATAAGGCGTTGCAGGAGACGGCTACCGAGCTTGCTAATTATAAGGTGCTTGTCGGCAGAATTGACCTTGATAGTCAGGGAGCGCCGACGATAGATTGGAATTTGGCAATGCAGTATTACACTCACCTCTGCAATGCGCTTCCTCCGCAGGTTGGCGCGGCTGTACTCCCGTTCAAGGTCGAGGATTTTAACTTCGATCAAGACAGAGGTATAAGCACAGTCGATATTGTCACTCGTTCGGTCGAACAGTATTGGGAGAACTGCGGTTCAAACAGCGTTCTTCACGGCGGTAAAACAGATACATCGGGCGGTATGAGCCTTGCTATAACTACCGACTCAGAGCTATTGCTTGGATTCTTGGGTAATGCGCAGAGGCTTGTCAACAGACATCTTAAATATCTCAGCGGAACTATCAAGTTCCAAATACAGTTCTTGTCAACTACTATTTACAACCGCAAGGATATCGTCGGTATATATAAGGAAGCGGCTACATATGGCGTAACTCCCAGTATGTATTTTGCGGCTCTCGGCTTAACTCCTCTTATGGTGTCTGGGCTTAATCGCATTGAAAACGATATTATTGGCGTTGATAAGCTTAAGCCGCTCCTGAGCTCACACACAACTTCGTCCGAAGAGATAGGGCGTCCCGCAGAGGATGAAAGCGATCTGTCTGATGAGGGCGCAAGGACACGCGATAAGCAGTAGTCCGAAGGAGAATAACAAATGAACTATATTAAGATAGCAGACCCCGCAGTCATTAAGGCTCTTAGTGACGCGGGGTTTAGTTATATTCGGGAAAAAATCAATGACATCGACATAGCGATGTTTGAGGCTACACCCGAGCTGTTGGACATTGTACATAGCAAATTCAGCGATACAAAGTTCATATACAGCAATAAACTACATTTTCAAGGAAGGAGGAAACATGGAAGGAAAAGTGTCTCAAATTCACACCTTTTCAAAAATCACTCCGCTCCAAAAGCTGAATGAGAATTTTACGCTTGCGGAATGTACTGTTTGTGGGTGTGGCAAAAATCGAAACTACTCTTATATCTCACGTGAGACTATCGAGAAAGAGATGTATGGTCTGAACTATCTTCCCATTGTCGCCCATCTTATTGAAAGAGACGACGGTACAGGTGTGTTTATTGGCGGTCATGACTATACGATAGATGAAAACTGGAATTTTAAGCCGCTGACCCAAGTGGTTGGCTGTGTTGTAAATGACAGTTTTGAGTTCCGCGAGATAGAGGAGTACGGCGAGTCAGTAACCTATCTGGTCTGTAAATGCATCCTCTATACCGAGCACGTTCCCGAACTTATGTCGGCTATATATTCCGACGACGTATATTTCGGGGAGAGTATGGAGATAGAGGTCAAGCAGTCGAGACCTTTAGCTGAGGACTCCAATTATCAGGAAATACTTGATTTTAGCTTCCTGAAACTCTGCCTCCTCGGTATGTCAGACAATCCCGAAGAGCATACCGAACCCTGCTTTATCTCATCCAAAGTGTACAAACCTGAAGAGTTTGAGCTTGATAATAGCAACTTTGATGATGTAATGCTGAAACTTAAAGAGCAATGCGCTAATTATTTTGCTCTGCGCAAGAAAGGAGGTAACGCTATGGAAGATAAGAAAGAGATGGAGCTTGAGCAGGAGCCTACCGTTGAAGTAGCTCCCGAAGTTGAGCCTGAAGTCCCCACAGAAGAGATCTCTACAACTATGGCTCAGGATATTGCTTCTGGAACTGTTGAACTCGAAGCTTCTGAGGTTGTTGAGCCTGAAAAAGAAGAGTTTTCTATGACCTATCAGCAAAAGCTCGACGCTGTACGAAAAGCGGTCTGTTCGCTCTGCGACGATGCTCATGATTATTGGGCGATGGATTGTGACGACAATTATGTCTATGTCGAAAAATATTCGTATGAAGATAGCAAAGAAGACCATTTTAAGTGTCCGTACACTCTTGACGAGTCGAACGGCGAAGTGGCTATTAGCGACGAGTGGGTTCATATACAGCCTCGATGGCTGACAGATGAAGAGGCGGCAGCTCTCGATGCTATGAAGCTTGAGGTGGCTGCGCTTCGCGACTTCAAGAAAGATGTTGAGGATAAAGCCCATAAGGCTGAGTGTGACGCTGTTCTTGGAGAGTTCAGCGATCTGAATAGATTTGAGTCGTTCCGCGACCTCAAGGCTAAGGCTTATGAGTTCTCCGCAGACGACCTGCGCAAAGAGTGCTTTGCTATTCGCGGTCAGTATGGCTCTGCGAAGACGGCAAAGGCTGGGCTTCTGCTCAACACACAAGAGTCTACAAGTTATGTAGACGATTTCTTCAGAACATATTCTCGTAAATAATTTATTTACCCACTGCACGAGGTGGGCTTTATTTTTGTAAAAAGAAAGAGGTTAATACAATGGCATACGCAAAAGTTAGAACTGATAATCTGACTGGCACTGTGTTTGGCGGCGACCTTGTTTCCGTCAAGTATCAGCCCAGCAGCAAAGATACTGCAATTGAAAACGGCAACTTCGTTAAGGTTGGCGCACTTATTTCCGGCGAGCGCGAGGTTCACACCGGCAGCACTCCCGCCGCAAATACCGCTCTGTCCGACATCGTTCTCATCGCTTCTCCCGAGGTTGATAAGACTGTTTCCAGCAACACTATTGGCGAGTTCAAGAATAGAGCTGGTGACATTCTTCGTGGCTACAAGCTTGTCAGAGGTTATTTCTCTGTTACCAAGGAGGCTCTTGATGCTGCTGCCGCTATAGAGGTCGGTGATATCGTCGAGCTTCAGGCTGGTACTAAGGGTAATGTCGTCAAAACCCTTACTCAGGGCTCCACTAAGGTTGGCACTGTCGAGGCTATTGAGGGCGACTGGATCGTCATCAAGATAGCTTAACCAAGAATTAAAGATTACACAGAGGTGAAAAAATAATGGATAACAACATAGTTAAGGTTGCACTTGACGCTATCAAGGGCAAGCAGTACGCACAGTATTCTGCCGCAGAGACATCCGAGACCATCCGTAACGCTCTTATTGAGCTCAACGGTGGCTCTACTAAGCTTAACGCTCGCGACTTCAGACCCGGCAAGCCCGTGTTTGACCTTGTTGAGATTCTTCTTCCCGCAATAATCAATGAGGGTATTGCGAATGACCCGGTTCTTACGAGCCTGTGCGAGTATCGCAATATCGCAGACGGTGACGAGGCTAAGTTCACTACTCATGGTGAGAACGACCTTATCGTCGCTGATGCAGCGGCTGGTATTCAGGGCGTTCGTCGTCAGAGAATCCCCGAGGGCGAGGCTGTTACTATTAAGACTACAGCTAAAGCTATTCGCGTTTATGAGGATCTGAATAAGCTTCTCTCTGGTCGCGTTGATTTTAATGAGTTTGTTGATATGGTTGGTAAGGCTTTCACAAACCAGATAGCTCTCGACGCTCTGGCTTGCCTCAACAATATCTCTGCTTCGACCGCTGGTCTTAGCGACAAGTATGTCAAGAGCGGTTCGTTTACTACTGCTAACATGGACGAGATTATCGAGCATGTCGAGGCGGCTTCGGGTACATCTGCAAAGATTTGCGGCACAAGAGGTGCTCTCAAGAAGGTCGCCGACGCTGTTGTCTCTGACGACGCTAAGAACGACATCTATAACTTCGGTTATTACGGCAAGTATTCGGGCACTCCGATGCTTCGCATGAAACAGGCTCACAAGCCCGGCACTGATGTCTTTGCTCTGTCGAACACCAAGGTGTTTGTTATAGCTGGCGACGACAAGCCGATTAAGATTGTCAACGAGGGCTCTGGCATTATGAATGTCAAAGAGGCTACTGATAACGCAGACCTTACTCAGGAGTATGTGTACATACAGCCCGTCGGCGTTGGTCTTGTTCTTAACAGCAAGATTGGCGTTTATGACATTAACGCTTAATCAAATTTAAACTTTTGGGGAGAGTCCGCGTGGCTCTCCCCTTTCTAAGAATAAAAGGAGTGTAAAAGATAATAATGGCACAGCAGAATAAAACAACTACAGGCGCTAAGAAGGGAGCCGCTAAGGCTAAAACAACTAATGCAGAAAATCAGACGAAAGCAAATGAGACGATTGAGGCTGCTCCCGTTGTGCCCAAGAGACCCTCAAGAATAGAGGATTCTACCCTCGTATATGTAAAATCAAACACTTTTGGTGGTCTTACTTTTGTGGATAAAAGAAGTGGTGAAACCATTGACTGGGAGTTTTGTGGTGATATACAGCCTGTCTCGATGAGTCTGCTTCGCTCGATAAAGGCGTCAGCAGCAATATTCTTCACCGAGAATAAGATACTTGTCGATTCGGTTGATGACGGCGAGCATACACCCGAGGATGTGTATAACGCTCTTGCAGTCGGCAGATATTACAAGGACATTATCGATCCCGATGATTCCCAGAAGGTCTGCGGTTGGAGTGTGAAGGATATCGAAACAAAGGTTCCGCTTCTTACTACTACGGCAAGAGAAAATCTTGTTGTCGCTCTTAACACATTTATCGAGGATGGAACTCTTGACTCTCTCAAGAAGATTAGAGCTTTCGAAGAGGCTCTTGGTTGTAATCTGATGAAGTCCGAGAGGTGATTTAATGGCAACACCGTTTTCGGAGATTTACGAACGAGCTGTTCTGAAGTTCTCTGATTATGATTTCTTGAAGCTATCGGAATCCGAGCGCGAGTATATACTTGAAAAATATCTTATGAGTGCTCAAGCGGACTTCGAGAAGATGTGCCGCATAGATCTTTCTCAGATAGATACCGATTATAAAGAATATAAGGTTGACTTGGATAACGAAGTAATCGAAATTCTTGCTCTCGGTATCGCATATTACTGGGTCAGTTCTAAGGTTCTGGATAGCACAAACTTAAGCAATTCCTTGTCTGTCAAGGATTATTCATTCTTCTCCCCTGCCAATCTCTTAAGAGAGATGACGGAATTTAGGAACTCCCTTTATAAGGAATATCGCCGCAAAATGACTGAGTATACCTATTATGCTGGTAATATCGCCTCACTGAAAGCGTAGGTGATTATTATAAAGCTTAAAACTTTTGTCAATCGTTTTACGGGGCACGTTTATAAAATTATTCCTTTAAAAGAATATGATGTGCTTGGCATAGGAGAGGACATACATTTATCGGAATACATAAATAGCGTCACCATAGAAGCCACGGGAGCTTTGACGACTTTTGATAAACTTGCGGATAATATGGACTTTATTACCGTTGTGAATATTTTAAATTATCTCAACGAAAATGAGGTTTCAGAAGAGGTCTGCAAGCGTGAGGTGTTCAAGGCTTTAGCTCTTCTTAACAAGATTGGTGGTGGGCGCAATGCTTGATTGGTCTCACTACAATGCGCGTCTCGGCATAAATGGCGTATCAGACCGAGATAGAATCATTCAAAAGGCTAAAGACAACTTTCAAGTTAAGGTTATAAGTAATCCGGGATATCAGCCGAACGCGACTCGTAACGGAGCCCCGCAGCGTTTCTTGGTTGACCGGACTGAGGTGGCTTACAAAATAAAAGTTATCGCTTTCCCCGACGAGAATCTTTATGTTGGGGATATCCTTGAAATTATGGATGAACACTTCATCGTCGTTGAAACGAGAGTGGTAAATGAGATCCATATAACAGGGACGGCGTGGCTGTGCAACCATCTGTTCAGATTCCAAAACGGCACTTCGGATATTATCGAGCGTTGGGGTGTTTTGGATTCGGGCGTTTATTCGACAACGCTTAAGGGTAACAACACGGTTCAGTCGTTACACAAGCAGTTCAAGGTGTATCTCCCCTACGACGAAGACACAGCCAAGCTCTATATAGATAAGCGCATAGCCGGTGGTGTTAACTACGACGCTAACGGCGACGAAATTCTCACTTGCTACATTTATACGGGAGAAGACCCGATAAGCCGAAGTTACGGCAAAAACGGACATCTTCTTATTATGAATGTCGAAAGTGTTGAGTACGACGCTTCGAGAGACAACGCTAAAGAGCGCATATGTGATTACATCGCTCCAAGTGAGCCGTCTACTGCCGGTACTCTTTGTAAGATTGCCGGACGCGATACGCTCCGAATTGGATCGCATAGAACATATCTTGCGCAGTTCTTTAAGGACTCAGGCGGAGTTGATGAAGAGGCTGTTCCGTCGTGGTCTGTGACTGGGGCTGCATACGGCATACAGTATTCCGTTAAAGATGGCGCATTAATTATTTCCGTTGACGCTAATGATGCTCTCATTGGCACAAAGCTGACTGTTGAACTGAATGACGGCGGAGAACGCTCCGCTTATAAGAAAGTCGAGGTGACTGGCTAATGGCAGGATATACACACCTCGATGAAATTATAGACTATAACAATCTCGTTATCAGCAAAATTTTGGAGTCATCAGAGGTTATGAAGCTCGTCTCGAACGGCAGATATGCCCCTGATGATGACGATGCTGAAAAGTGGGAAGACCACATTAACGACCACGGTTGGATAGACGAGAGCGTTCAAGAGGCTGGTGCTTATGTGCTTGTTGACACAGAGGTCACTAAGGCTCCGAGTGGAAGCATAAAGAGAATGACGCTCCTCGTAGAAGTCGTCTGCAACAAATCCTTTATGAAGCTCGACAGCGATAGATTTCCGGGCGTTAAGGGAAATAGGCGTGATAACATATGCCGTCAAATAGACTTGCTGATAAACGGCAGTTCAGAGTTTGGAATAGGCAGGTTGCAACTTAGTTCAGCGACGCTCGCAGCTGTACCCGAAGGCTTTACTGCTCGTCTTCTGACATATACTGTACCCGATTATGCACGAGATAGAGCGAGGGTAACTAAATGAAGCTGACCCAGTGGGACTCGATTACCGGCAGTTCTATCGCCGTAGGCAATGTGTGTCATGTACGACAGCCACGATTGTCGGAGGTTCGTCAGCTTGGTTACGACAAGTTCTTCGGATATGTGAGTGTAATCATGTTCGACCCGAGCGAGCTTGACGGGCAAATACCTATGCTTATACCCGACCTTTCAACCTTTTACATCTTAATAACCTACCCAATGTTAAGAGAGACCTTTTTTGAGGCACTCTTTTTTTTTATTGAAGAGGAGGTTGTTTTTGATGACAAAAGCTTGTGTTTCAAGGTCTATAGGGATAAGCAAGTGGTCGGCGAAATCAACAACGGAAATTTCGGAGATATACAAAGTTTAATTGCTCAGATAATTGGTGTGGAGAAAGAGAGTAAGAGCGAATTAAAGTTCTCAAACAAAAAAGCTAAAGCCATTTACGAAAGATGTAAAGCGCGGAAGAAAGAGTTTGATAAGGCTAAGAAAAAAGAACAGCCGTCTAACGACTACACACTTCCGAACATTATATCCGCCGTATGCGCAAAGCATCCCTCTTTAAACCTACTGAATATCTGGGATTTAACTATATTACAACTTTACGACCAGTTCAGGCGTCTCAACGTCATTACTTATGAATCGGTCGAAGGACTGCGCTGGGCTGCATGGGGAAAGGACTCCATAGAGCTTTCGGCGTGGTTCAAGGATTTAACAAATAAATAAGAGAGGTTTAATATGAACAACAATACTACTTTTGCTAACAGAGAAGTATGTGACCTTATATTCGTTGAATATAAGAGCAGGAAGCCTTTCCTCAATCTCGACTTTGCTAATACGACAACGACCGAGATGAGCGGTGAGGCTGTTTATGCCTACGGTGGTAAGGGACACCCGAAGAGAGTTACATTCCACGGCGAGCGCGGCGGCACAATAGCGTTCGAGACTCAGATGAAGACAGCTAAGCTCTATTCTCTGATTACTGGCGCGAGCATTGATACAGCCGCTAAGTTCCTTAAGCGTGAAGTCGTTAAGTGTGGAACTGCGGGCAAGCTGACCGTTTCCGGCACTCCTGTCGTCGGCACTGTCAATGTCTTTAAGGCAGACGATGACTGCGGTACAGAGCTTACTGCTACGGCGACCGCAAGCAGTAAGGAGATTACCGTTACTGATGCAACGGCTAACGATAGCTATATTGTCTATTACATGACTGAGCTTACCGAGAAGGTGCGCAAAATAAACATCAAGTCCACGACTTTCCCGAGAGCGTTCAGTGTTTATGGTGATACTTACGACAAGACCGAGAACGACGAGATTGTTCCTTACAGAATGGTTGCGTACAAGTGCTCTCCCCAGACCAACTTCTCTCTGTCGTGTGCTAACAGCGGCGACCCCGCTACTATCACTATCACCTGCGACCTTATGGCAGACAGTGACGACAACATTCTTGACCTTATTTGGCAGGATGAGGAGGAGTAATCAATATGGATAATGAAAACGTTGTAGAGGTTGTAGAAGTCGCTGACAAGGAAACTCCAAAGCGCAAGTCAAAGGCTCTGCCCCGCAAGAGGAAGTGTCAGGTCGTTTCTTACAATAAATATAGCGGAATCATAGTCTATGTTGATGCAAAGGGCGAGCTCGTGCAGACGAACGCCATCAAGTACGACGGAAGCGGGTATGTAACCGTATGAGAATTTTGGCGTTAGACCAAGCCAGTATTATTACCGGCTACGCCATATTCGACGACGGCGATCTTGTTAGCTTTGGTAAACTCACGGCTGACAAGTCCGTTTCGCCAGAGGATAGATTTGAGGAGATGTGTCGAAAGATACATCTCCTCTTTTTGAAGTCTAAGGCTGATATAATTATTTTTGAAGATGTCTCACTGAGGACGTCTATTAAGACGCTAATCACATTAAGCAGACTTCAGGGCGCTATTATGGATATGTCATATTGGCATAATACAGCGTTCAAAATCTATGCCCCGACACAATGGCGTAAGGTGTTGGGCTTTAATCAGGGCAACAAGGTTAACCGAGAAGCTCTCAAGACACAAGCAATAGACTATGTTTCAAAATGCTATGGAATAACCGCTAAAGATGATATCGCTGAAGCTATTTGTATAGGTCTTGCCTATCTACGCGACAGCGGTGTTATCGAGGAAATAAAGGAGAAAAAGAAATAATGCTGAAATATAAAGCTGAAGTTGATAATAAAGAGATAGAGATGGAAATCCGCGACGAACTGACCTATTCTGATGTTGAGACGATAATCAGTACAGCTCTTGAGTTCTGCTATGACGACAACGGCGGTCTTATCGCTCACTTTGCTGAGTTCGTGCTTGAGACCTTTCTTGTCTTACAGGTTTCAAATGCCAAAGAACTTGGTCTCAGCAACAGCGTTGAGTCGATGTGGAAGCTTATTAATGAAAACGATATTATAGAATTTATCGTTAAGAGCGTTAGATATGTCAACTATAGCGCAATGAAAAAGGCTTTCTTCGCTGCATATAACGAGAAGCTTAGAGTGGCATATGACCCGTGGTCTTCTGCGGCAAAGTCCCTCGCTGAACTTCTTAACACCATAAACGCCAATCAGTCTTCGTTGTCTAAAGTTGATCTCGAAAAACTTATGCAGCTGAGCGAGGTTATCGCTAATAAAGATGAAGGCAAGATAGTTGACGGGATTCTCGACTTCCACGAGAAGAAGAAATAATAAGTAAGGAGTTGGTTGTGTGAAGAGGTTCACTACTCCCACTATACCTATTAAGTTTAATATAAGCCACTCTGATATCGAGCACATAGACTTCTTGTTTAAGCTCGATAAAGACATGAATAGTCAGACTCTCTTCACGCGAAAGTACCCGGATAATGTCGGTTATGACGAAGAGTCTGATTTATACACAATTGAGCTGACGGCAGAAGAGTCCGGTCGTCTGCCTGAAGGTATTATCTTTATGGACACACGAGTTGTTATGGCTGACGAAAAAATCCCCGCAACACCCATAGTCGAGCTTCGCGTTTCGCCGACATTGTTCAATTCCGCAGATAAGTGCGAATAACGGAGGCTGAAATGTTCGATGTAGTTTATATCAGAGTTATCAATGAACCTGTTGTGGTGGTACGAGCCGTAACAGAACCCGTGTGTGTTATTTATGGTGATGCTAAGTGATTTCTGAAGAATATATTATACAAAAACTTCAACAGTTTATCTCAAGCAAAAACGGCGAAAAAATAGTTAAAGAAAAATACCCCGACTACAAGAATCAGCTGACCGAGCTTGCTAAGGAGTTGCGCAACAAGATTGTTGATGCGTATAATCAGGCGACCTCAGTTTATGCTCGCAAAATGGGCGTAAGTAAAATTCACGTCGGTATATCAAAGATTGATAAACGCTCGGGTGAATGGGTCGTTGACATTGTGTTTCCGGGTGATTTGTTAAAACGAGATTCGCTGACTGGGGCTGGTGGTGTCCCTACCGGAAGTGGTGTATACGACATATTCGGGCTGATAACTCAGGGTTATTCGAAGATTCACTCTGTGGTTGGTGTTTGGGAAGGGCGAAATAGCGGATTGCCTATCAGCAACAAAAGGGTTCGTTCCCCGAACTCATTTATTTCCGATACAATCAATGATTTTGAGATGCAACATCCGGGCGTAAAAGTAGACTATCCCCGCTTGTGGGGCGGTATGGATAGCGGAATATTGTAAAGGTAGCCGCGCTCGTTTGAGCGCGGCTATTTATATAGGGAGGCATTTATGTCCGATAACAAAAACGTAATTGAGTTAAAATTTGGCGTATCTGGTGGCGGCAAAATAAGCGGCGAATCCGGACGACAGATACTGCAAGACATCCAGAGTATAGCCAAAGAGATTAATAAAAGCGGAGTTACGAAACTCAAGTTTTCTCTTGATACAGATAGTATAGAGAAAGAGGTTCAGTCCACTAATAAGAAAATCACCAAGTCAATAACCCAAGACTCCGGCAAGTTTTTACGAGCTTATAACCAACTCTACAAGTACATGGACAAATATGGCGATAAGCTTGAAAAATCTGGTCTTATGGGTGGTTTCAAGGGGCTCCAAAGCGCCTTGGACAGCGGGAATATAACCGCAAAACAGTTCCAAGATACATTCAACAATTTAAAACTCGATGCTATTAAAGCTGGCGTCGAAACAACAAATGTTTTCGATAAGCTTAACAGCGTGTTAAAGACAAATATTAAGCAGAGGGCAGTAACTGCTATCGCTGGTTTTTCGGTGCAACAGCTTAAAGAGGTATACGATAATGTTGTTAAGCTTGACTCGGCTGTTGTCAACCTTTCTATGGTTACAGGTTACAACCGTGATCGTACTAAAGAGCTCGTGGCGAGTTATTCTGAAATGGCTCAGGAGCTTGGTGCTGTCACTTCCGAAGTAGCCGCTGCTGCCGACGATTGGCTTAGACAGGGTTATTCTCTTGAAGACACAAACGAGCTGATAAAGACCAGTACCGTTCTTTCCAAGATAGGTCTGATTGATTCGGCGGAGGCGACTCAGTATCTTACCTCGGCGATTAAGGGCTATAAGGTTGAGATCAATGACGCGATGTCTATAGCAGATAAGCTGTCTGCTGTCGATATGGCTGCCGCCGTCAGCGTTGGTGGTCTTGCTGAAGGTATGAGTAAGACTGCAAACTCGGCGCGTCTTGCCGGTGTTGAAATGGACACGCTTCTGGGCTACCTTGCCGCTGTTGGCGAAGTTACTCAGCAAGACATGGCGTCTATCGGTAATGCGTTTAAGACCATGTTCGCTCGTTACTCAAATGTTAAGCTTAATAAGCTTGTTGATGACGACGGCGAGTCGCTAAACGATTACGAGCGCATATTGACAAGAGTTGGCATACGTCTTCGTGATAACTTAGGTGAATTCAGAGACTTCACAGATGTCCTTGATGACGTACAGGCTAAGTGGTCGTCTTTGACTGAGGTCGAGCAGAGTGCCATTGCGACCGCGCTTGGTGCTACAAGACAGAAAGAAAACGTCCTTACCCTCATGGAAAACTATGGTAAGGCTATGGAGTATGCGGGTATAAGTGCTGATTCCGCCGGAACGGCTATGGAGAAGTACGATGCTTACTCACAGGGTATTGAGGCAAATATCGCAAGAGCAAGGGCTTCTTTTGAGTCTTTGTCTACAAATCTTCTTAACAGTGATGCCGTTGTTACTTTTGTAAAGTTGACAAACGGCGCACTCCAATTCGCGGATGCACTCGCCAAGTGCAAACTGTTGCTTCCTGCAATAGTCGGCATTGTTACATCCATCAAAAACGTGGGCTTATCAATTATCGGAGGAATATACCCACGAAACGCTCTGGCGGTGACGCTGAACGAGTCATTGCTTGACAATGACAAGAGAGTGTTAAGAAAAACGACTGATACTGGTGCGTGTAAGAAGCGCATTGCTGCTTGATAATGTGGCACGGGGTAATCCGTATGCAAGGCTACCAACCCATAGTAGTAATATTATGGCGGCGACCGTGAAAGCGAGTCGGTACGGTAATAAGGCTGAGATAGGAAAGTCCGCAGCAAAGCTCGTTGTAAAAGCAACGAGAATGTTCACAGAGCACAATGGTCGGTTGGTCTACGGATCAACATGGTGTGCTCGACTCCGGGGATGAGCGAACAATCCCTTATATTATCAACGGATAACCTGTTCGTTGTTCGCAGTAGGTCGGTACGCGCTGCCGTTGGGGATGGGCGCAAAAATGATTGAAAATTTCTTGGCTTCTGCTATAATATATCTAAGAAATATAGCAGAGGTGTAATTAATGGGAAAGGTCAAAGACTACCCGCCGTTAGACTTGTTAAAGCAAGCAACTGAGTTGTGTCCTAAGGCGTGGGACTTGCTGTCCGACATTCATTCACATAACGGACAAGGTGGTCTGCCGCGTTGGGATAGTGATTGCTATGTGCCTATAGCGGCGGCAAAGGCTGTTGTGGAGAGCGAGACTGACTTTAAGAACGAGTCGGACGTGGTGCGTATTGGAGCTACACTTGCCGCTCTCGCGCCGTGGAGACTCAGCAAAGAAGTATTTGTCCTTGACCCCGAGATGGAAGAGGTGCTATTCGCGCAAAAAGATTGTCTCGATATACCGAGCGAAGTTTTGTCGCACCTCCCCTATCAATGTTTCTATATACAGTTCAATAACCTTTACTTCGGCGACGATAAGGTTATCGGAACCTTTGTACATATGGAGTATGACACGGACACACAGGACAGAGAGTTGCGCTTCTTGTGTCTAAATAAGAACAATATGCCGTATGCGTTTCCGATACATCTGAATCAAGAGAACCTTTATGATAATCTTGAATATACTCGTCAAGAGGGATATAAATATCTTTACGAGTCGGGGCAATACGACAAGGCTCAAAAGTTTATGTTGGATATGGATATTGCCGATACTCTTGTCTCGTTTATGAGCAAGATATTACAGGTTGTTCTTTATATCTGCGCGTCAAATGCTGATATAGAAGAGAATCCTGAGCAGAAAGCAATAACCCGTAGATCGCCAAGCCGCATCAAGGATAAGTACGGCGAGATTCGCAAGTGGGATGTCGGAGTTCGTGTTGGTGCGTCTTTTAGGCAATACAAGCGAGTGCAGTATAAACAGTCTTCGGCGTCCACCGGAACCCATGCTTCTCCCCGCCCTCATATCAGACGCGGGCATTGGCATAATTTCTGGACTGGTTCTATGAAGGAGCCGTCTACTCGCAAGCTCATATTAAAATGGATATCGCCTATCGCCGTTGGTGTTGACGACGACGAGAGTCCTGTGGTGGTTCATAAGATAGACAAAGATAAAGATTAACAAAAAAGATAAGCGCATCTTCAAAATTTTTAGAGATTGTTTCAAAAAATGTAAAATTTTTTAAACTTATTGACTTAATTTGAAGACATCGATATAATAATAACTAAGGAGACGTTTGCTGTGAACAAACATCTCCCCAGTAGTGCATCCAGACGGTTGCTGTAGTATCAACTTTATAAGTGAGAATTTACATTCTCGAATTAGTAAGTCGTCCACTCGCTATAGACGGCTTACTTTTTCTTTATATGATGTTCGTATACGTATATCACAAACATAATTATTGTTGTAATAGAAGCCACTGCCCCTATCACATTAAAGAGTAAAGTTATACACATCACCTCCCTTGAGAAAAAAGATTTCCCCACGAGGTGGTATGCTTGCCGCACTCCGCTCCTCGCGGGATATCAGCAACCGTCTTTTTAACCGTGAAACCGTTAAACAATTACAACGGTGGATCCACTATCATCTATTATATTATTATCAAAATCAAAAGTCAATAAAAGGCATAATAAAACAGTGTCCTATTTTTTTTGTAGGGCACTGTTTTGCTATTTAGAACGAAAGGAATGTAAGAAATGACCCCTTCTCGCTACGACAAGATATACCTATCCTTCGCCGCATCAATATTAGTGGTGCTGGTGGTGGTCTTCTTAATAGCCGCAATGGTGAAGATTGACGGCGCTACACCCATAGGAATATACTCTATAATAGTCTTTGCCGTATTCAGCGGTTCTCTTCTTGTGGAGATAATAAGATATCCTCTCGGGAAGAGCAACCGAGTGCGAATCGGCGCAAAGGCAATATTTCTTATAGACATAATAATTAGCTGGTTTGCGTCCGTTGTTATAGGCTAATAATCACTTAGAATAAAAGGAGTTTAATGTGACTACAGTTAATAAAAGATTGAGAACAATATTTCGTATAAGGCGCGATTATTCTTGACTGTTGCATTGTTTCATTATATAATAGAGGTGGAGAAAATTGTTTGAAAGGTTGAAAAGGCTTATGGATGGTGTTTTAAAACGTTCCGTGCCCGTTCATAACAGGGATAAAAATCTTATAGAATCGGCAAACGCCAAAGTTAGAGCTAATGTTTCTAATTCAGGAAGTCTTATTTCTACAGCAAATCTGCGTGGATTATCCTTTTATGAAAGAGACAATAATAAACAAGGGAAGTAAACTGTGTAATGAAAGATAATAAAACTGAGGACAATAAAATAGTATTGGCGAAACAGAACTTATATACAGCGGGTAAAAAGATAAATAAGCATTGGGTGCTTAAAATAATTCTTACTTTTCTTTTCTCTCTGTGGTTTCCTATCTTTGTGAATGTCCTTGGTAAATACTTTCATATCTCCAACAGCGACGGGCTAACCAAGTTTGGCGTTTGGATTACCATTATCTTGTATTTGCTCGCAGCTTTTGCATCCGTACTCTCCGACTATGCTTCTAAAAAAGACATCGAAGAACAGCAAAAGACTCATGAAAAAGAGGCTGAGTTAAATAGTAACATCGCGCTTTTAGATAATTTGTTGTCTACTGCGAGAAATATATCGGGTGAATCATTCGGAAATGTTTCTAAGGCATTTAATCTGTATCGTAAGTCACCCCAGAATGACATTTCTAAATTCGTGTTAGATGCCCCTTCGCATTGTCTTGAATCTATATTGAAGGAAATACGTCGATGCTTGCATGAAATATCTTCGGTTCCTTGCGATAGAATAGCTGTCTCTATAGCGTACAAATTTAAGGATGATTCAGCTTGGTATTGGGGGGGGTAAATGCTCAACGGATGGTGGGTTATCGCTATCGGATTTACAAAAAGACCCCCGCACTCTTTTTTACCGTATGGCAAATAATCAAACAACGTCTCCTTTTATTTATATTGAAGATAAAGAAAAGGCTGCTAAAGAAAATCAATATGTAGAAGATGTGCGAGATGAAAAGCATTGTGGCGTTGGTTCTTTAATAGGTCTAAGAATTCCTATAGGGGATCCTGATAATCCGACGGCAACGGCTTTAGTATTTATTTCTACATATTCAAAACAAATTTCTCAAAGCCAGTCCAAAGAGGACTTAGTAAATATTGAAGAAAATCTCAAACTAATCCTTTCAATATTTGAGAACCCAATTAGCAGTCAAATATTATTAAAGCATTTTCAGGAAGTATATCAGGAAACCGAAAAGCGCAGAACTGATGAATATAATAAAAAGGTAGAAAAAGAGAAGCCTGATACTAAAAAGATATCTCCCTTTACCTTGGGGTCGTCTCCATGCTTAGACTATATTTCTATAGATAAGCCGCCATCAATTTATACTCCTGCGATTGGGTCGTTGCCACACACGCAGTTTGATCTCGATGCAGGGAAGATTATCATAGATGATAAAGAAATTTAACCTACAAGAAACAGCATCCTATTTATTAGGATGCTGTTCTGCTATTATAGTTCTCGCCATCAAATGCTAATCACCAAGTACACCCGCAGTCCTTGCACTTAAAGCTCTTGTTTATCTTATTAGAAAAGATACCGAAGAACCCCACAGATACTGCGCGGTCAACGACGTCGAGTTTTTTGATGTTAGTTGACCCGCAGGTGGGACAGTGGGGGAGGTCTTCATTTCTGAGCTTCTCCATAAGCTGTCTGTTCTGCTCCTTAAACTCGGGCGTTTGTTGTATTTTCTTTATTTCGTCGTGCTCCATGTAGGCGGTCTTTATAGACAACTCCTCGTTATAGAGTGGGTTCTTGTCTATATCTAACACCATTAGTTTTGTTAGATGAAGGGACTCAGTTGCGGGTTTATCCATTATAGGATTGTTGCTAACTATCATGTCGTCCTCAAACTTAAGCCACTCCGTCATAAACATATCTGATGTATACCATTCTGGGAACTTTATAAGTCCGCTATCAAACCCACAAAATCTACAACTATTGACTCGGAAATCCTTAATATCATCCGCATTATTATCTCTGAGAATGTGTCCACATTGTGGGCAGTATGCCAACATATTACTCATTAATATCAGTCTCCTTCTTATTATATATTAGGTAAATCCCCTGCTTGATATATGATTAACGATATTCACTACCAGTGGAGCTGGTAACAAACTTGGCGATTTGTCAATATTCGGTACATCGTTCAGCGAGATAAAAAAGACTTACGACTCTTTCTCTACCCTGAATCGTTTAACTGCGCTTAGAGTTGGTGAAGATTTTGCGTCCGGTTTCAAAGTCGCAAAGGCTAAGGTAAAGGACTTCGGTGACGCCACCGTAAAGACGATGAAGCAGGTTCGTGAGTCGTCAAAGAAGAGCAGCGAATCGGCTCTGGCGGCAATCCTTGATTCTATAAATGAAGACTCTGCTTCAGGCAAAAGAAATAAAAATCTTATCAATCGTTGGGGCGACGCCGGTTCAGACGACCGTATTAAACTCTTAGAGACCGCCGACAAGTCCATGAAGGACTATCTTAAAACGGTTGATGAGAGTGGACCCACATGGGAAGGCTTCGTAAAATATCAGAAGAACGCCGCCGCCCAAATAGAGGCTACAGGTGTTAAGTCAAAACTCGCCGCCGTCGGACTCAATATCTTCAAAGCCGCCGCGGGTATGCTTGTCACTGTTGTTGCTCAGTTCGCTATTCAGAAGCTGATTGAGGGGCTTGACTATCTTATCCATATGCAGGATAAGCTTGATGAAAAAGCTGAAGCGTCTCGCACTCAATACAAGGAAACAACTGAAGAGTTGAACAATCAGGAGGAGGCGTTAAAGAAGGTAAAAGATCGCCTCGTCGAGCTTGAAGCGATAAAGAATCCGTCGCTGGCGGATAAGGCTGAGACTGAAGAGCTTAAAAAACAAAACGAAGAGCTGTCGCTTCAGATTGAGTATTATAAGAAGAAGCAAGAAATCGAAGAAGAACAGGCGCGCAAGGACGACGAAAAGGCGTGGGGCTGGTATACCCATTATAAAGATGAAAATAGCGCACGGCGAACTTATTTTAAATCTGAATACAACCTTTTTGGCGAGTCAAGCTATGATAAAGATTTAGCGACCCTGAAGCAGCTCAATAAGGCAAAAAAGGAATACAACAACCTCTATAAACAAGGTTATGATTTAGAGACACTCTCTTCGGAGAAAACACGTCTTGAGAAAGAAATCGCAGATCTTGAAGCCTCTCTTTCAAAATCTGTTACAAAGGTCGAAAAATATCAAAATCCTGAAGCGATTGAGTTTGCTGAAAAAATGAAGTTTGCGCTTCTCGATGCAGACCAAAAGGCTGAGGCTCTTCATACAAAGCTCTCAAGTATTGCCGTTAACGACAGTGCAGTATCTGAACTTGAGCGAGTCGCTCGCTATGTGGGTGACGACAAGAGCCCAAAGAGCATGGAAGACTTTAAAAAAGCTTTGCATAAAGCTATCCCGGATGAAGAAGAGTACGACGCTTTTGTCAAATTTGCTGGCAGTATAGATGTCGTTGCTGCAAGCTTTAGTAGTTCTACGGCGGCTACTGATGAATACGCTCAAACCGTTAGTGAGATGCAAGACCTTGCAGACCTTAGTAAAATTTTCGGTAACTGGGAGAACGCATCTGACGAAGCAAAAGAGTCCATAGATAAGTTTTTATCTCTCACGGGCGATGAGTTCCGCTCCCAGTTTGAAGATAAATTTGGTGGTCTTTCAGATGAAGTACAGGACTTCCTGTCTTCGGTTTTCCAGATTGACGGTATAGACTCTTCTCAAATTTTTGAGTTCTTTGGTTCAATTGGTGAGATAGCCCAAGAGTTCGTTAATGAAAGCGAGAGAGTTTCGGAAAGCTATTCAAAAGCAGCCGATAATTTGTCAACCTCTTTTGGTAAGAGTTTGGACGGCGTGTCGGGCAATATAGACTCAGCTAAAGAGTTGTCTACCGCCATGACTGCGGTTAAAGCCACTTACGATGATTTAACTGCGGCTATGGAAGAGCAAAACAATACGGGCGAAATATCGCTACAAACATATCTGTCTCTTATTGAAAAGAACTCTAAATATGCAGAAGTTTTGGAAATTGATGAGACTGGCGCGATACATTTAGCTACTGATGCTCGCAAAAAAATGGTTATGACACAAATCCAAGCCATTCAAACGAGTATTCAAGAAGAGATAAATTTAAAGCAAAGCCAGTTAGCGATGTACAAATTCAGAGGCACATTAGCGGTTTTGTCTCAGGCTATATTCGATGACGCGATAAAACCGAGCATTAAATTTGCCGCCGTACTTAATGTCCTTAAGCAAGCTCTCGCTCAAATAAAAGCCGGTAAGCTCACTACTATGAACTTCTCTAATATGTTTGAGTCAGAGGTCAACAAAATGTTGGCACAGGCTGGCAAGAGCTCTTCCGATTATAATAACAAATACGCTGATAACGTAAAGAATCTTCAGTCGGAGATAAGTCAGCTCGAAAAATACAAGGCAAATGTCGGACGTATTCAAAACGTTGGTGATTTTAACACCTACTACAGCGGTGGGTCTTCTAAATCTAAGTCCTCGTCTTCCTCATCTTCTTCCTCTTCATCTTCCAGCGACCCACGCCTTAAAGCGTGGAACGAGATGTTGGCTGTTAAGAAGCACCAGCTCGAAATGGATCAGATTACCGAAGAGCAATACTACGCTTGGCTTGAGGCTAACTACAAAAAGCAACTCAACAACCAAAAGAAGTATGCTGAAGAGTGGCGCAAGTACGAAGAGGAAATCTACAAGTGGAAGAAGCAGAAACGCCTCGACGACTGGAATGAAGCTGTTGACCTCAAGAAGCATGAGCTTGAAATGGGTAAAATCGATGAGGGCGAGTATTACGCATGGCTCGCGGCGAACTACAAGAAATACCTCAACGATAAGACCAAATACGCCGAAGAGTGGCGTGAAAATGAAGAGGCTATCCACAAGTTTGAGGAACAACAGGCTAAGGACTCACAGGACGCCCTTGAAGACCTTATCGACCTTCGCATTGATATGCTCAAGCAGGAGAAGAACAACGAGAAAGATGTTCTCAAAGAGCGTCAAGATAATGTAAAAGATTTCTACGACAAACAGCGCGACCTCCTCAAGGAACACTACGACCAGATAGACAAAGAGGAAGAGCGCCGCGAGAAGCGTAAGAAGGTTACAGATATACAGGCGGAATTGCTCGAACTCGAAGCAGACGACTCCGTTGAAGCGCAGAAGCGTCGTCTCGAACTTGAAGAGAGTCTCTCCGACGCTAAAAAAGACTTAAACGACTTTGAGCGCGATGAGGAACTCGACAAGGCTGAGAAGATGTACGACGACCTCGAAGAGATGCAGACGCAGTATTACGAGAAGCAAATAGAAGCTATCGAGGACTACCTTGACAACGCCTATGAGCTTCGTCAGCAAGCCATCAAAGACTTGCAGAATGGTAATGCTCAGCTGTATCAGGAGATGATTGAGTACAACCGGGCTTATGGCACGACAATCGATTCCGATATCAAAGAAAAATGGGAAGCCGCATACGAGGCTCTTAACCGTTACAATAGTCTACTCGATGACAACTACGGCATGAAGCTCGACAATATGACGGGCTACAACAAGGGTAAGTATGAGACCGCCGCCGAGCGTGAAGCTCGCGAGAGGGCAACCCAGAGAACGAGTGCAAAAGATGCGGCGCAAACCATCGCTAAAAATGCGGGCAAGTCCAGCGGTTCTTCTAATACAAGTCGGAAGTCTGGACCCAACCGTGGCGATAAGGTGACTATCAAGAAGTCAGCAACGCACTTCTCTTCTCAAAGCGGCAACGCAAAAATGGCATCTCATGTCCCCGGAGGCAAGTATACCGTTTATCAGGTTAAGGGCAACCAAGTCCTCATAGGCGTTAACGGCGCGTATACCGGTTGGGTGTGGAAGTCTGATATTCAAGGTTACGCTACGGGTACTCCCTATGCCAAAGGCGGTATAGCCAACATTGACGAAAAGGGTCTTGAGCTTATACTCGGCTCCCCCGACAAGGGTCGCTACAAGTTCCTCAATGACGGCGACAAGGTGTTTAACGCTAAGGCAAGTGAGTTTCTTTACAAGTGGGCTAATCAGCCCGGTGAGGTGCTCAGCTCAATGATTAAGTCTCTGTCTGCTGCGTCGTCCGTGTCTATAGCGTCTCCGTGTAATATTACAGTCGGCGATGTTGTTATTAATGGATCGGCTGACGAGAAGACGGTTGGCGAGCTGCGTAGAGCTCACAAGCAAATCGTTACAGATATTCTTAATGAGTTTAAGAAAATGAAAAAATAATTTTCTATAAGCTGATTATATCACACTCTAAAACAATGTCAAGCATATAACGGGGAGATATTTTCATAAATATTTTCCCGTTTATTATGCGGTTGTCATTTTTGTATAAATGTGATATGATATAAATGAAAGGAAGTGGGCAAATGGAGAAAGCTGTTAATGTGGCTCAGTATATTTATGAAGAGTACAAGAAAATTGCACAGAGCAATATAGACAATATGAAGCTTCAAAAGCTCTTATATTTTGCGCAGAGAGAATCCATTGCCGTCACGGGCGTTCCTATGTTCAGCGATAATCTTGAAGGATGGCGATATGGTCCCGTGTGCCATGAGGTTTGGTCTTTCTTTGCGGAACACGGCATACCGGGCGGCGATAGCCGCATATCTGACGAGGCTAAGTATATAATCAACAACGTTATTCAGGAATATGGTTCTTTGGAGTCGTGGAAACTAAGCGAGATGTCGCATCGCGAGATATCTTGGCAAAACGCTCGCAAAGGATTAAGTGATGGTGAAAATGGCAATGTTCCGCTGAAGCTTGACGATATACGGATCGATGCCCAAAAAGTCCGCCCATACGATTATGTATGGGATATGTACTACGATGAATTTGAGGATGCTTAAATAGATGCTTGGGTGGATATGCTCTTCTACAACCCCATATTATGATATAAAAACTGGTCGTAATGCTTTTAAACAAAGACCGGTTTTGGTTATTAGTGAGTTAATAAGTAATGATTATACAGTTCTACCAATATCCACAGTGTCTAAGAGAGAGAATCTACACTTCTTCTACGACATAAAAGTTGAGCCCATGCTCTACCCAAGATTAAGATTAAGCAAAGAGTCGTTTATCCGCGTACACAAACAAACAACGGTTCATCGGGCTGCTGTTGTTAGAAAGATTAGCAATCTAAAAACCGAATACCCAGACCTCTATTCGCTCGTTTTAGAAAGGCTGTCTGAGTACAATACAAATCTTGTAAGTAATGCAAAATAAATCAATTAGACCGTCGTTATGGTAACGACGGTCTTTTTATATAATACAAAAATCTGCACACAAATAATCAAAACTGTGTGCGGATTTTATTATTTTTAGAAAGGGGCGAGTCAATATTTATCTGTTAGGAAATAGGTTCATTTATGACGGAGTTAACTCGTCGCGTTATAATCTTTCAATTCTGCGAATTGATACAGACGGGCTTACTTCGGCGGAGGGTTCTGTGGAATACTCGTCGTCGTTCTTCCCTGCACAGAATAAAAGATATATTACAGGAGTCTCCCGCGAGGGCGCTCCGCTTGAGTTCGAGGTCGAGATAATCGGCGAAGAGGGGTATTGCTCTGTACATGAGCGAGCTATAAAGAATTGGCTCTTCAACTCCCCTACCTTCAAAGAGCTCTATATAGACCCCGAGGACGACAAAGAAGCCGAGTATGTGAACGGTACAATAAAAAGACAATATCTTGAGTGCGTATTCTGTAACCCTGAGAAAATTGAATACGCCGAGGGTACTGTCGGCTGGCGTTGTACTTGTATGTGCTCATCCACAATGGCTATACAGGAAAAAGTGGAGGTCACAGCCACCTCTTTCAGCTCGGATATAACGCTTAATGTTGATACGGACATACAGGATTACGTCTATCCGTATCTTGTTATCACCTGCGGCAACACAAAAGCGGATGTGACTATAACGAACAAAAGCGATAACAATCGTGCTATGCAGATTAAAGATGCGACGGCAAAGGCTGTGTTGTACGCCGATTGTGCTATAGGAACGATTGTGAACGACGCCAACGCCGAGTATTACAACAAGCTTGTCAATCAGCATTTCTTGAGACTTGTTCCGGGCGAGAATATCATCTCTGTTACCGGCGGTGTATCGTCGGTAAAGTTTACTTGGAATAATGCGAGGTGGATGACGTGATAGCAAGGTTTGACAAATTCAAACGCTTCGAGACTCCCCTGCTCACGGTGTGCAACCCCGGCAGTTATGTGACTTCAGATAATTTACTCACCAATTCGGTGTGCGCGTTGCCGTATGCCAAAGATATAGATGCTACCCTCAATTTTGGCTCTCTCTCTGAGTTAGCCTTTACTCTTCCGCTTATCGACGAAAAGGTGCGTGATACCTACAGTGACCTCGAAACGGGAAGATATATATACGCCTCGGGCATTGGATATTTCATAATAGACAGTGTTGAAGACTCGTTCTCCCAAGAGGGACGAGTAAAAGAGATATCCTGTGTGTCCGTTGAGCGTGAGCTTGAGGAGCTTGAAGCGCCGTTCTATAAGGCGGGTGTTTATCCGCTGATATCTAATGATACCAAAGACGGCGTGTTAACCCTTGCTATAGCTAAATGTCCGTCGTGGTCTCTCGACCATATAGACGACAAGGTTAAGGCTCGCAGTAGATATTTTGAGATCGCAGAGTCTACGAGCATATACGAGTTCTTTATGAACGACTTGCAGGACAAGTTCGATTGTGTGTTCTGCTACGATATAATTAACCGCAAGATATCTGTATATGATAGAGCTGCCTACGCCGACCAGCACCTTACAAGTATTCATCTTGCAAGGAACAATATTATTGAGGGGCTTGATATTTCGCAGGACTACGACGACCTCTATACCGCGCTGAGTGTTACAGGCGACGATAACATGAGTATTCGTCGAGTTAACCCTATCGGTACAACCGTTATTTACGACTTCACATACCATAAACATTGGATGTCTCCTGAGTTACAGGACGCGGTTACGCGCTGGGAAGCAAAAATTGCCTCTGTGGAAGAAAGTTATGTAGCCCTCAACAGAGAGTATTACAACCAGTATCTCGCTATGAGCGAAACGCAGATGGATATAGACAAGCTGAATACTCAGATTGATATCTATTACACCTGTCGTGATTGTATTCTTTCCGGCACGATAAGTTCAAAGAAGACATCGCTGCTTAGCCAGCTCAAAAAGAGTGGCGCGGTTGGTGACGACGCGACTACGGATGCTGTGCCCGTCGCTCTTGCAGCTGTTAATGCCAAAATCGCAGAATTATCTATAGCTAAGGCGCAGAAGCAGACGCTATATAATTCTCAAAAATCACAAGCAGACGCAACTAAAGCTCAGATAGATGCCATTCAGGCGGCGTGTAGCTTGTCTATAACCGCAAGAGACGTCAACGGCAAAGTCATATTTACGGACGAGCTTCTTCGTGAGTTGTCTGCTTATATAAAGCAAGCCGACTACACCGACGACAATATCACTAAGACGGATATTATGTCTCAGGATGAGATATTTGACTGGTGTGTCGAGCTTATGAAACGAGCCAAAACTCAGCTTTCTAAAATTTCAACACCCAACAGAAAGTTTGAAGTCACAACTCGTTCGTTTATTTTTTCACAGCAATTTGCCTCATTTACTTCGCAACTTGAGAGCGGCTGTATAGTGACCGCAGAAGTAGACGACGACCAATTTGAGCAACTGCACTTGCTCACTATAGACATAGATTTTGAGTCCAAAACCATATCTCTAACCTTTGGTAACAAATACAATCAGTATGACCCGAGGTCGTTGTTTGATGATGTGTTCGGCGATGTATCAAAGTCAAAGGCTACCTTGCAGTATGTCACAGGCATAGTCGAAGATATGTCTAAGCAGGTCAGCGATGCTTCCAAGTGGATCGACGAGGCTCTGATACTTACAAAAGACAAAGCTCTCTCGGCTAAAAATCAAGAAGTTATCATAGACGACGGCGGCTATCTCGGTCGCTTGCGTAAAACACAAAAGGACGCGCAGGGCATGGATGCTCTCGACGCCGACGGCAACCCTATCTTTCTTACGGATTCACAGGATAATCCTATATACGACGGCGAACAGCTCCGCATTGTTAACAATTGCATAGTCTTTACTGACGATGGGTGGGAGACGGCTAAAACAGCTGTCGGCAAACTGTATCTCGGGAAAGACAAAAGCGGCAATGATGTTTATAAGTACGGTGTAGCCGGAGATGTCATTATAGGTAAGATTATAGCCGGTAACAACCTCATTATAGCTGGTGGCTCTGAAGAAAACGGAGACTACAGCGTAACTATAGATGATAAAGGACTTACGATTAACAACGGCGATATCCTTATAAAAGACCCAAATGGCAAAAAAGTGTTCGGTGTTGAAGACGGACAGATGTATTTGGACGGCAGTATTGTAGCTACGGGTAGTTTATCCATAGACTCTATTGCAGTCGGTGACTACACGAACTATATTAACCTAAGCGAAGAAACTGCCGATGTGTACGGGTTTAAGTCTGCCGCCGAGTACGCCGCCCAAGCAGCTCATAAGGCGTACATAAATGAGCGTTGGCTTACTCCTATCTCCTATCCTACCACTTCGCCGTACTTCACTTATATCAGTAAATCATATCCGTGTAAGATTGGCAACTCGTTCAGGATTACAGGCAATGTGTATAGTCGAGCATATCACAGCAATTCGTTGGATGTTAAGATAGCTCTTGTTGTTACTGTGCGTAATGCTCAAGGCGTAGAGAGCAAGAAAAACATATATTCCGATAAAGTACCACTTTCAAACGGTGGCTATACGACGCTCAACAGCACCATTACTATCGACACTAAAAGTCTTGAGAGCACTTCGCTTACTCCGGTAAACTTCTCTATTGCCATAGCTACATTTGTCAAAGACACTTCTACTAAGACTAATGTTACTGCGGGTTGGTACGCAGTTAACAACCTTGAGGTTCGTAGAGCTTCTGCGGGTGAAATAACTGCGGGTCTGCTTAAATCAAAAGACGGCGAGACTTATATTAACCTTGATACCGGTGACGCGCAGCTCACGGGTACGGTTAGAGTTAAGGGCGCTAACTACGACGTGTGGCTGAAGAGTGAAACGGTAGATGGAGAAACAGAGGTTGGTCTTTATTTAACCAAGACAGATGGTTCAGATACTAATGGCAGAGTTGTCCTTTATGAAGATACCTCCGGAGATACTTGCGTAGCTATAGCCGGGAAAACAATAGTAATCGGCGCAACAAGCAGCGATAGCAATTATGCGAATAATCTATTATTACAGAGCACGGGTTATTTAAGTATGTCTGCAATTAACGATATTCAAATTCTTAGCAACGGTTTTGGAGTAACCACTAATGGTAAAACTACCATGAAGGGTGGCAATATCAAGATACACGGCGGAACGGGGTTCAATTTAACTGTTCCCTCTTACTATTCAGATCAACCTACAACCGTGCGTCTAACAAACTATATCAGAAAAGCGGTTGGATCCTTGAATGATGGGTGGGAGATTCAGCCATATATCACTACCGGAAGCTTAGCGGCGACATATGGTATTACTATCGGCGGCATTAATTACACCGGAGATTACACCGAACTTTGGACGAGTTCCGGGGCGTTTATGAGCAGGACACAAACAGCCTCTTGGGAAAATAAGAATGTCTCAGATATGCCTAATGGGATTGTTCTTGTGTGGAGCGCATATACCGACAACGGCACAGAAGATTATTGTTGGAATTACACTTTTGTCCCAAAGGAACATGTTGCTAATCGAAACGGTGGTGGCGTATCAGCGTTTCTTGCTGGAAGCGCATCTTTTACATACGCAGCATTTAAGTATGTAAAGGTTTATGATAATAAGGTTGAAGGAAGCGACCTAAATACTACCGATGCTACTATCGGTGGCATACAATCTAAACCCAAAAAGTTCGTCCTCCGCAAGATTATCGGTATCTAATCAATATGAATAAAAGGAGTTTATATAAATGACAATAGAAAACGCCCACAGAGCCCGTGCGGCTCTTAATAAAATAAGTCATAGTGCTATGCCCGCCAAAACGGCATACAAAATCTCAAAGCTGTCTAACTTCCTGAAGGACGACGCGAATTTTTACACAGAGCGTCTCTCTCAGATAATTGAACAGTACGGAGAAAAAGACGAAAATGGCGAACCCGTCATAAGTGGTAACGGCTACAAAATCCAAGAAGATAAGACGGATGAGTGTGCCGCTGCTATTAAAGAGCTTAGTGGGATAGAGGCTACTACGCCCGACACAAAGATTTATTTGTCGGAGCTTGATAACGTTGAACTCTCCCCCGACGACATAGCCGCAATCTATGACTTTATTGAAGAGGATTGATGCTATTTGCGTGAAATCTACATAAACGCCGAATATCCTAACACGCAAGAAGTGGTGTGGGGGTACGATGGCGAAAACAATAGTGCAGACCTAAAAATAAAACTCCCCGATTTTATGGTCGGGGAGAAATTCAATTACACGATTCATTTTAAAGACGCTTTTAATAAAGAGTCATCTGTTGGTGCGACGGCAACCGACGGTGTGTGTTCTGTGTTGCTTACAAAAAGTTTAGCTGTTGGCGGACGACTGAAAGTACAGGTCGTCGGAGTTAGCCCTAAGACGGCGACGACGGGTGTGTATAAAGTAAAAGCCCCTAAGTCAGCAGAGAAAATCAGACTTGTGATAGGCTCGCAAACTATCACTTTGGCGAAAAATGACTCAAGGGTTCTATCTGTTGATGAGTTTGAAAATTATGATATATGGACGCTCAAATTCAAGATTAATGACGGAACATATGCCGTAGAAGCTAAGTACGGGGTGGAGTGGGTTGCAACTGATAGCGTTCTACTCGTTGCAAATGAACAAGTAGTCAAGACGCCCGTCTTGATTTTAATAATTAAAAGTAAGGATGGTGACTTAATCTGAGAGAAGTATATATAGATTTACAGCGTCCTGTTAAAGTAAACATAGGATATATTGGCGAGCATAAAGCCACCAAGCTTATAATCGCTTTATCGCCCGACCTCAAAGACGCAACCTCTTACAAGATAGAGTTTAGTACCTGCGGAAAGGTAATCACATCAAACACAGTAACTGCAAGTAACGGCGTAATTAACTATGCCATTCCGCAGGACATCACACTAATGCCTATAATAGAGTCCGTTATGGGTATTCAGGTTATAGGAAACAACGGAGAGAACATTATTAAATCCCCAATAGTAGAGGCTTATATTGGAAGTAGCTTGCTGGACTCGACTGAGGTAGCTTCTGATGCCCCCACAGATATCTCGACAAAAGTTGAACAATTGATGGCGGCTAAACATAGCCACAGCAATAAGGCTGTCTTGGATAAGTTTGCTGAGACAAATGGCAAGCCGACCTATAACGGTCAGGCTTTAGGCGGTGGTGCGTCAACCGCTGAAGATGTCAGTTATACCAACACACAGTTGCCGAATGTCACAAATGTTAAGACGGCGCTCGACGAGATAGTCCCAAAATCCCACAGCCACAAAAACAAAGATACACTCGATAAGATCTCTGTCTCGGACGGCAAGCTCCAATACAACGGCTCTGATGTCGGACTCAAAGGCGCGGACGGCATAACGCCGACTATTGGTGCTAATGGCAATTGGTACTTAGGTACTACCGATACAGGCAAGCCATCTCGTGGAGAGAAAGGTGATACAGGAGCAAGCGGAGCGCCAGGCAAAGATGGAGCGAACGGAAGTCCTGGTGCGGACGGTATTACTCCGCACATTGGCGACAATGGCAACTGGTACTTAGGCGCTACCGATACAGGCAAACCGTCGCGCGGAGTTGCTGGCGCAAAAGGCTCGGACGGTGCTAACGGGAAAGATGGAGCACAGGGAGAAAAGGGCGCAGACGGCAAAACGCCTGTCAAGGGCACTGACTATTGGACGGCGGCAGACAAGGCAGAAATAGTCAAGGACACCCTCGCCACCCTGCCGACTTGGACAGGAGGTAATTATTGATGGCATACGACAAGGTAGTTGACTCCGCCGCGCTTGACGCCGCTATGACCTACACGGCTAACCGCATCCGTAGCAAGACAGGCGGTACTAATCAGATTGCGTGGGACTCCGCCAAAGGTTTTGGCGACGCAGTTGACGCTATAGCAAATTCGACCGATGATGCAATAATTCAGCGCACGATATCTGGCACATATTCAAACGACCGTATAACGACGGTCGGAGCGTGCGCATTTTTAGGATGTCAGGCTCTTACAGCGATTGATTTGCCTAATGTCACCCAAGTTAATCGCAACGCTTTTGAATCGTGCGTTCGGCTGTCGACAATAAATCTTCCCAAAGTCACCGCGCTTGACAGAGGTGTTTTTACAAATTCTGCAATACAACAAGCAAATTTTCCTTTGGTGACAACAATAGGAGACAACTGTTTTTACACCGCAAAGCATCTGATATCTGCAAATCTACCACTTGTTACCAGTTCACCGATTAACTCTTTTCGCCTTTCGACAATTCAGACAGCTGATTTTGCGGCGATAACAAATATAAACCGAACGGCGTTTACCGACTGTACGAAGCTCGAAACGCTCATTATCCGCACTCCGTCTGTTTGTGTGATTTCCGACATTTCGATTGCGTTGCGTGGAAGCAAGATAGCAGCGGGCACGGGGTATATTTATGTGCCGGACAACCTTGTTGACAGCTACAAGGCGGCAACAAACTGGGTTGCTCTTGCAAATCAAATTAAGCCGATTTCGGCGTTGGAGGCGAGCACATGATAAAAACAGAGACCCGGGCAGACGGGCTTATCTACACTTACAGCGATGTCGGCAAGAAAATTCAAAAGGTCGGTACAGACGAGATATATGACACCGCCATAGATTTGCCGAATGCTGGATATACCTACGCGGAGACCGATACGGACAGCGAAATAACCGCCGAAGAGGCGCTGAACATAATCACAGGAGGTGCAGATATATGACGCGAGCAGAAGCAAAAGCTTATCGCAACAAGATAGACGGCGTGTTGACGAAGGTCACAACGGACGCAGAAGCTTTGGAGTATGCAGAGCTTTATCCGCTTTGGAGCGGGTATGTCGATTATGCTGTCGGCAGCATAGTCCGCAGACCGAGCGGGCTGTATAAGTGTTACAACGCCATAACGGCAAATCCGACATGGTTGCCGGAAAATACGGCTGCACACTGGGAGCCTATCACGGTCGGCGAGGACGGCACGATTGATAATCCTATTACAGCGGCGGCTGGCATGAGGTATTTCAAGGACAAGTACTATCTCGACGGTGGCAAAATTTACAAATGCATACGCGACGACAGCAACGGTCAAGGCACTATACTGCACTATGTACCGTCGCAGCTTGCGGGCATTTATTTTGAGGAATTGAGCTAATGCGAGAAGTAATAATTGATTTATGGAGAAGCTCTCGCTTTAATATGGGTTATATCGGAGAAAATGAGGCGACTAAGCTTATTTTTCAACTCACACCAGATTTACAAGGCGCGGACTTTTATTCTATAGATTTTCTTGTGGGCGACACTGTAAAAAGTGTTAGCGATATTAAAGTAGATGACGAGTTTTTATCATATATCGTTCCTTCTATTTTAACAAAGAAAGACGGTGAGATAGCCATACAGGTTTTAGCGGGGAACGATAAATTTATTGTTAAATCACCTATTGTCTACGGGAAGATATTCGCGCCTAAAGATAAATAATTTTGAGATGGCATAGAAAGAGAGGATTAAACATGAACATAGCTATGTCTATCGGACACGGTAAAAATGAAAGGGGCGGCTACGACAGCGGAGCGTGTGGTGGCGGTTTTCAAGAATTTAAGATAGGTCGAGAAATCGGTAAGTACGCAGCGGCGGCTCTTCGTGAGTACGGCTGTAATGTAACGCTGATAAATTACGACGCAGACAAGAGTCTTTATAGTCGTATCAAGACTATAAACGCTGGCAAGTATGACCTTGCTATGGAGATACATCTTAACGCCGCACACGGCACGGGCTCTGAGGTTTACTATAAAGTAGGCAACAACGCCGGTAAGACAATAGCCGGTGCGATTAGTAAGAGTATTGCTACAAAGTTCGGCATCCCGAATCGTGGCGCAAAAGTTAAAGTACAAAATAATACAAACTACTTTGGTTTCGTTAGAGAGGTCAAATGTCAGAGCCTCCTCGTCGAGACCGTTTTTATTGATACAACCTCTGATCGTAAACACGTTGAGAACGCATCTGGGCAGAAACAGTGCGGTATTGCAATAGCCGACGCGGTTGCCTCTGTATATAAACTTAAGAAGACAACAGCGAGTGCGCCAGCTGTTACGCCGACAACGCCATCCACCCCTACCCAGCCCGCTTCTGCTATAAAGGCGGGAGATATCGTTAAGATTACGGGCAAGAAGTATGCCACAGGACAGAGTATTCCTGTATGGGTTAAGCTCCGTAAACACACAGTTAAGTCTGTGAGTGGAAACAAAGTTTTGCTTAAGGAGATTAACTCATGGGTGTACGCGGTAGACCTTTCGTTGGTTAAGAGGGCGTCAAAGAAAATAGGTGTAGGCTCCACAGTAACAATTAAGGCTGGGGCAGTTTACGGCGGACTCTCTAATACGAGAGGTAAGGCTGTGCCTAAAGCTCAGCTCGCGCCCACAAAACACAAGGTCTCAAAAATTCAAACAAACAGTGGCGTGAAGGAGGCTCTGCTTTCGGATATCATGTCATGGGTTGCCATTAAATATCTTAAGGAGGTATCGTAATGGCAATCAGTATGGACGCCTTAGAGACAGAGATAAAGAACCTCAAAAGGCGCGTCGAGGTGCTTGAAAAAGAGTACACCACTCTTGATAAAGAGGTTGACGATATAGATAAAACTCAGGGCGTTGTTACTTCTAAGCTTAACACGGTTATTGAAACCCTCGGAAAGCTTCAGCAAGCAATAGACGATTTAAAAGACCGCCCCAGCAAGCGTTGGGAGACCATTGTGTCTGCTCTTATCGGTGCTGCTGTGACAACCTTTATCGCATTTATACTCGGGAGGTAAGATTATGCAAAAATTCAAAGACATTATTGAGAATCTTAGTAATGTATCGGTTGGTACTTGGGTTCGCCTTATTCTTATGGTAGGCTCTCTTGTCAACCTCACACTCGGCGCATTTGGCGTTGCGGGCATCAGTTTTGATGAGAATCAGCTGTACGCAATAGTCAGTGTCGTGCTCGCCATCGTAACTGGCGTCGTCAGCTACTGGAAGAATAACAGCTTCACTGCTGCGGCTCAGGCGGCGGACGAGTTTCTTCATGCTCAGGGCAATGCTAAAGAACAGAGTGAAGTAAAGCCTGACGAAGACGCAAACGAGAACGAAGAAGGCTAAGTAAAAAAAACGCGGGTAGGGATTTCTCCCTACCCGCGTTTTTTACCTAAATTATCTCATAAAATAAGGCTTCAGTTCTTTGTCTAACTTTTGAGGGGTTATACCGGCAATTTTAGCAATGTGAGTCTTCGACCCAATCTCTCTTGTGCGGAAGTCGCCCTCTTCAGTGTTAAGCCACTTATAAGCTTCTTCCAAGCTGTCAAATTCGGCTAATCGGTGATGCCACTCGCCGAAATCAAACTTACTTGAAACGCCATAAATTTTGCCGGTCTTTTCAAAATACTTCTCTAAAGTCATAAAGCTCCTCCTTACCGTTTGTTTTATTTACAGGTTAATTATAACTTATAGAAATATATTGTCAATACCTTTTATAGGACAAGAGCGGTTTTGCTTAAGCAAAACCGCTCTCAAATAGGTGTATAGGAACCAAGAGGTTCTCTACTGGAATTATACCACATCAATAAAGAAAGTCAACCGCTATTCTTTATTTTAGTCTTATTTTTGTTGTATTTAGATTGCAAGCTTGAGGCTTAAATACTTCACAAATATAACTTGTAGGCTAAAATTACCGTCCGAGATTTGCCATAAATTCTGTGCCCCATCTGGTTGCTTGCCCCTCGTACCATGCGTCGTCGTAAGCGGGTAAAGAGCTATATCTATACCCTTTTATCCGCGCAAGGTATTCTCTATGCCAATATCGTATCATCGAGGGAATACATACGAGAACCGGCATAAAGAAACCGTAGAGCGTGTTTTGAATTGCGTGACCGTGTTCGTGGTATGTAATCTCGCTCTCTGACTGGTTGTCTGTAATTATCGTTAGTCCAAGCGACACACCACCCCAGCCGTTGCCAATCCTAAACCTTATACAATAGCCACACAGTTCCGGCTTCCTGAAGAGCAACAGCATAACTGCGGCGGCAACCATGCCGACAAGCGTCATAGGCAAGCCCCAAGTGAACGACAAGACATAAAACAAAAGCTTGTTATTCTTCATCACTTCACTCCCGTAGAACCGAACCCGCCTCTGGACTGGTCGTCGAGATGGTCTACTTCGTCGAGACGCACTTTAGGCATAGACTTCACTATGCGAAACTGGCATATTCTATCACCCTTTTCAATTTTTGTATCTTCAAGAGCTATCGCAGGGAACATCCACACATCGTTGTCACCGCTGTAGCTGTTATCTATAATTCCCATGCTGTTAGCCTGTATGACCTTGAAGTTCTTGTATGTGCTGCTTCTCGGTACAACATGAGCCTCGTAACCGTCGGGAAGCTTCATAGATACACCGAGGGATATAATCTTAAACTCTCCCCTCTTAAGTTCTACAGTTTCGGCAGCTCTGAGGTCTATCCAGTCACCCTGTGATATTTTCTGAAGACGCTCCATATTCGCGTCATGATACTTTATTTTAATCTTCTTCATTATTCTTCTCCTTATTCTTCTTAGCCAGTCTATAATCCTCAAGAAAGTAAGCTACCGCCTCAAGCTCGTCGTCTGTAAGAGACTCCATAAAAATATTGTCTCGTCTCGGATAACCACATTGTATAAGAAACGTGTTAAGATACTGCCCTATCAGGTCAACAATCTTTTCGCCGAGTTCGCTGTACACTTGAAACTCCGACGACGACGTGTAGGTGAAGCCGTTCTCATCCTTTAATTCAAACTTAATAGTAAGTTTATCTTCCATATTACCTCCTTAGCTTATCTTTTTCGCATACTGGTTGTTGCTTGCCAACATTACCCCAAGAACATCGTCTCTGTGGGGCTCTTGGTTTGGGATAAACCGCCCGAACTTTACGATAATGTTTTTGTATCGTCTGAGCTCGTTTAGTTTAGGTTCAATTTCATCGGACGTATACCCCGTGTAAATTATGATAGGGTCGTCCGTGCGCTGACGAAAATAATCAATAACTTCAAGAACCTCTTCTATTTGAAGCATGGGTTCCAACCCGCCAAACATAATTGCTCTCGTCACAGTGCTCGACTGATAAAGCTCAAACAGTCTATACGGGGCAACCTCAATAGTGGGAGAAGTTGCGAGGGAAGAGTTTTGACACAGCTTCTCCCCGCAATCTCTCTCGCATTTCCAGTCGCAACCGTTAGCACCTATAAGCATTGCAGGATATTTATAGTCCCCAAACGCCTCTACTTCGATTGCTTTTACTCGCATTAAAGTTCTCCTATATTGTTAAGGTCGAACCAGTCGCGCATAGCGAACTCTTTCTTACGAGCCTCAGAATAGGTCTTAGTAGGCGTAAGGAAGCCAACTATACGCTGATATGTCGTCTCAACGGAATGTCCACACTCGGGACAAGTGTCTCCGAAGAATCCATGATTGTTGTCACAAGCCGATATGCGAAGATTAAAGGCAAAGTAGTTAACACCCGCATCCGCCACATAATTCATCATATACCAAGCTTCATCGAAACTGTTGAATGGAGAACTGATGTTAATATGGACTATACTGCCGCCTGAACAAGCCTTGTCAAGAATAGCACTCACTCTAACCTTTTCAGCTATGGTTGTCTTTATGCCGAGCGGGATCCACTGGTTGCCGTACAGAGGAAGGTCGTATTTCTCATCGGGGAAGAACAGCTTGTCTTTTTCCATAAGAACAGCCGCAGCTCTCTCTCCGGGAACCTGTTCGATGTTCATCATGTAGTCCTTGTCCTTGACGAACTCGTCTTTAATCTCGGTAATTGTCGCGAGTATCTTCTTGGCAAACTCTACGCCTTCGTCTTTATAATATGTATTGCCGAACTCGTCGTGATAGGTGTAGCCAAACTTCTGCAACGCTTCGTACACACCAATAATGCCAACGGTGTTGTACTGCGATTTCATGTTGATAATACCAAGCGCGTAGTTGGGAAGCAGCCCCTTTTCTGTGTTTCGCTTCATAATATCTCTAATAACATCAAGAGTTTTTGCACAGGTAATTACTCGACCCTTAAGAGCTTCAAGGTACTCTTCCTCTGATGTTGTCTCGTAGGCAAGACGGGCAAGGTTTATTGTATTTACCTTAATAGATCCAACCTCAAGCGCCGACCCGCCGATGCTGTTGAAGTAGCCAAGCTCCTTTATGTTGCTTTTAAGACGGCAGTTATGTGTGATTATACCGTTCGGTAAGGTGAAATAGGGCTCATCCTCGTCACTCATCTCAAAGCAGTAGCAGAACTCATCATCGGTATTTATGGGCTCTATTGACTTCACCTTAAAATAAACGGAGTTGTTGTTCCATTTGTAGATATCCTTACTTGCCCTCTTATAAGTCTCATACCAACGAATACAATACAGAGGATAATTACGATTAAACTCTTCACCGCGAATAACCACAGCTCCCTCTCCTGTTCTATCAGACACATTAACAATAGTGTTAAAACCAAGAGAAGTGCAAAGTGCTTCTATGTTGTCAATCAGCTCTTTTGAGGTGCTGTATATACGATTGCTGTTGCCACCGTCGGTCACATAGTAGCCATCAAGAATACCTCTTCTAAACTCTATTGACTGCAAGAGAACATTCATATTTAGAATTTTTTCGTAACAGTATTTGCCTCCAACATACTCTCTTATAAATTCTGCCACTTTGTTACTTATTATAGTTATAGGGTAAACATTATTATAAATCTTGCCCAATCTAACTTGAGCGTCACCGATTTCTTTCGCGGCTATATCGAGTTCTTTTATTGATGACTCGTATTTCTCTTTATTTAGAGACAGGCAGATTGTCGTGCTTTTATTTGTAGCGTCTTCGCCGGACATACTACCATCGCCAAGATACATACCAATCATATACCCCTGCTCGTATGTGAGGTGCTTATCTGTCTCATGCGGAGCGTTAAGAGCTTTTGTGTTGAACAGTATATAATCATCAGTGGTGAGATCGGTCGTCTTAATATCACCTCTGAGCGTAGGCGTTATATGATTATCAGTGATAATTAACTCTTTGTTGTTTACTGTTGTGACTTTATAAAGCGGTCTTGCAGGAAGCTTAATTGCTTTGCCTTTACGCCAATTACCGTTGTGGAATATAACTAAATTTCTGCGAGCGTCAGTATATCTGGCGTCACAGAGCTCTTTAAATGAGGTAAGAGCTGCTCCTCCAGTGCTTGATCTCGCAAGAACTTTCTGTGACCCAGCAAAACAGCAGTTACTCAAGCTTGTAACATCCTCTGATACGAAAATGTTACTATCCGCCCACTTCATGTTATGACAGCAACACCACTTTGCAAAATCCTCATCTACGAACTTGCCGTTCTGTCTAAGAAGAGCGAACGAAACAACCGGAAATGTCATAAGGTTCTCTCTTCTTGTATCTGAAAGCACTTTCATAAACGCCTTCTGATATTCTTTAATCTCGTCGATATAATCTATAATGAATGTGCCGTCGGGGAACTCTTTACCGCCGAAGAGCGCCTCAAGATATGGCTTATCAAATATTGAGAAGTTGGTAAAAGCCGACTGGATTCCGCCCCTCAGATAGGGCTGATTAAGTCGATATATTATCTCCTGAAAAGACTGGTCTCTGTAATATTTAGGAGACTTTACAAAGTAACCCTCGTCGCAATCTTTCTTCCAGAAGTAATACGAATAAACGAGAAAACTCGGAAGCCCAACCGCACCTGAAGACCTATTGCACGTCCACGACACAAATTCGCTGACAAAATCAGTATATGTATTGAGGTGCTGAGGCGGAGCCGCATTAAAGTTATCTATGAAATAGAGTCCGCGCTTCACCAGTTCGTCTATATCATAAGCGAAGCAATACGGAACCCAAGACGAGCTATGAGCGTCGTGCAGATAAAAGTGTCCGTCCCACTCGCCCTTCAGCCACTCAGTGGCATCCTCGTGTCCATACTTCTTAGTCAGCTCATGAAATATCTTGTTGAACGCCAAAAGTTTTGAATGGGGCTTTGACATTTCGTTTATGAGCGAAACAATATCCTTGTGTGCAACATTCGCGTTGCCATCTATACTCGCGTCTGCTATGGTTTGCTTATCAACAAAATTGTCGATGAAATCGGTATAGTTGAGCTGTTTATCTCCAAACCCATTGAGCTCGCTCAGCCTCTCTGGGTAAGCATTTTGCAGACGATTATATTCAATTACAAAACTTCTATCGAGACTATCTATATTGAACTTCATATATCACATCACCTCGTTAACCCATTTAATTGCTTCGACGAAAGTCATTATCTTTCCGTCAACCTCAAGCATAGGAGCTGACATAAAACCCTTGTCTCTCATAACATCCACATCGGTAATTTCTTCGTAGTCCACTCCCTTCGATTTCAGTTTGGTCGTCAGTACATTGCATTTAGGACAATGCGTCGTATAAAGTATTACTTTCATGTTTTGTAAACCTCCGTATATATAAGTTAAGCCTCGTATGCTACTCGTCCGCAGCACGGGCATACTGACATTGTATAAGGTGCATACACAACAACTTTGTGCGCCCTATCGTATGACTCACGAACAATCTCCTCTCCCGTCAGAACATAGCTATTTATGTCTGCTTCGAAAACGCACCCGCAGGTCGAACACTTAAACTCAAGTGTTTTGCTTGCTCCATTTCTAAGAATATTAATCATCCTATCAGCCCTCCTCGTAAGGCTCAGGAAGTATCTGCCACGCCACCACAAAGGTTAGCACACCGTCAACACTTCCACCCTCAACTGCGTCTATAGGTTCGTCCACGCCGTCAATCTCCCAAGTCATCGAGTCGGCGTCGTACCACGCTGTAACGGTCGCTCTCTCGTTGCGGGGTCCCGAGTGCATACAATTGATTGAATAGAAAAGCTCCTCAATCGTCACGATAAATTTACCACTGTACTCGGGCAGGTCGCCGACAGTTTCTATTGAGTGCCAGTTAGCGCCGGGTGCTCCCTTGCAGTCTGCGGGACACGTATGTATCTGTGGCTCGTCACCCTTATGGTCGCTATGAGCCTCATCTTTGGCAGTTATTACTGCCGCCTCATCTATCGCTGTAAGCCAGTCAAATATCTCATCAATGATTCTCTTCATTTTTTAAAACTCCTCTCCATTTCCAATCGTTATACCCGTTCTCTCTGCAACGGTCACAGTATTCTTTGTCTAACCACTCATCGTAAGCGCAGTAAGCATGAGCGAATCCACTACTTCGGCGAAGTGCGTTAAGGTCACTTGTCACCTCTACGAGCAGCTTGTTTAGTCTTAAGTTCTCCTCACGGAGTTGTTTGTTATCTTCTAATTTTTCTTGATTGAATTTTGTATATCCCTTCCAAAAATCAGCATTGCTCTTAGCGGCTTCGAGGTCGGTGCGTAGAGAATTTAGCTCCTGTTTTAGCTTTTTCTTTCTCATACAACCACCACACAGTCAGCGTCCTTCGAGACTTCTGTGTCGGGTCGAATTATCTTCTCGGTCTCACCACCACACGCCGCATACCCTGCCGCGTCTATCCAGTTATCAGCCTTACCTCTACCGGTCGCCACCCTCGCCATTTTAAAAAGCACCATCATAGCGGCGACATCTTTACAGGTCAGCAAAACCTTTTCGTCCGGGAACGCCGCATCGAGATAGCTCGTCCACAAATTTGCTATCGCGGTAAAGCTGTTCTCAGGCGAGCTGTAGTCCGCCTCTCTGCTCCTGCAAACGCAGTCTTTTGCGCCATTTAAAATATCTTCTCTGTTAAAGTAATAACCCATTTATCTTCTCCTTTTAGTCTCTCTCACAGCAATTCACGTCGCCGCCACACTTACACGACGGCTCACCCTTTTGACCGATGCACACTTTTGCTCCGTGTTTAGCCTTATAATATCTACACTTCTCTTTCTTTATGGGTCTATTCCAACAAGTTGAGCAAGAAACACCGACGCACCCACGGTCGCCGAGTGGAGCATGGTCGTTGCCATAAAGGTATCTCACGCAATCAGAGGGATAGCCATCATTGTTAAATATCGCGTTCGGGAACTTCTTGAGGAAGTCACTCATGTATGTCTCTACCGGGTGTTCTACGCTCCACTTTTCAACTATCTCGACAGCCTCTTCGGAACGCTGGGATTCAACGGTTTCACAGCCAAAGGGTTCGCCCATAGCAAGCGGACACATGGAGCAACCAGATGACTTTCCACACATTCGTTCTTTTGTCTTAAGGTAATCTACTGCGTCCATATTAGTCCTCCTCGTCCTCGCCCGCATTATGAACAAGACTATTGCTTGCATTATCGTAGCACATCTCCCAAAAAGGGCAAAGCTCCTCATAATACGGAAGTTCATCAACAACGAATTTCATTTAATTCTCCTTTCTCTGGTCATATTTAGAAGGACCAAAAAGAATCTTTTCTACGTTAGCATCTCTTCCTGAAAAATACGACTGATCGGTAATATCCTGATCAGTAGCAGTATTCAAGCAAAGAGCTGTTCGATATTCGCTGTCGTCGTAAGAAAGTATACTCGCAGTACGAACAAAGCGGAACCCAAATGTACGAACACAATCATCTGGTATAATTACCGGCATATTATTAGGAAGATCTGATATGAGCCTCTTCAACTCAGCAACTGTCATGTTTATCATTTGTTTTCTCCTTTCCATTTTCATCAATAAATTTGATTTTAATATCATCAGGTACTATTTGAGCTTTCAAATAAGACGGAAGAAGAATTACCCCAATTTCTTTTTGAGCTTCAAGCCAGTCAAAAATATGCTGTAGTTGCTCATCCGGAAGATCTCTGTGGCATTCAACTATTAAAAGGTCAGCCATTGTTTTTTCCTTCTTTCATAAATCTCTCGAACGACGCCATACAATCCGGGCACAAATCTATTGTATCGTAAAACTCTATTGTCCCATCGAGACTTCGTCTAATTTTATTAATAGCATTATACGCTCCCGGATTTTTGATAGGATAGTGCTCATAAAATTTTTCGCAGCGGTCGCATTTCTTAGCAAGAGACATCATTTTTCTCCTTTCCTTATTTAACTTCTTTCTCCATAAGTTCTTCTCTGTAATCCCATAGCAGGTTACAGATTTCCTGAATTTCTGAGTCAATTAGCTTGTGTTTATCTCGGCGCAAAATATCACGGGCTCTATCGCAATCATTCACGATCTTGCAAATCTCAGATACTTTCATCATTTTTCTTCCTTTCCAGTAATCAGCTCCGAATAAGGTAGCCCCTCAATCCAGTCGCAGAAGGTATGCCACTCATTTAACTTATGATTGCGACGAGACTTATACATGTTCGCCAGAACTTCGTAGTTCAACATTACGGTGCGACGCTGGTTGTAAGAGGACGGAAGAAGCTGAATCATGGAGTACCAGTAACCCTTATCTCCGCTCTCCAAATACGCGCATCTAAGTTCATTCAGCTTATCTATTGTCTCTTCCAGAAGTTCTAACGGAAAAATGGATATGTCGTTATAAATCTTGCCAGTTACGATTTCGGAAATGACAGAATGATCGCAGCCAAACATTCTCCCGAGTTCTCTTTGAGATACGCCATCCGAGTGATATAGTTCTTTTATCAACTGTACTTGCTCATGTGTAAGCCTTCTTTGCTTTGCCCTTCCAATTCGCTGCTTACTTCCGTACACAAGCAAGCCGGTTTCACTTGCGTGTGTCGAGTTTTCCTTTCGCGTACACCACTCGAGATTGCCAACGGAGTTGTTCCATTTATTCCCGTCTTTGTGGTTTACGCAGTCTTTCCCTTTTCCTTTGGGGATAAATGCGTCAGCTACCAGTCGGTGCACCTTAACTCTTTTGCACTTGCCGTCTTTATAAAGCCCTACGGTTTTATATCCATCAATGTCGGTTCTTAGCTTCAATAAAACCCTTTTGCCAGACTTCCAAGAGTAAACGTCTCCAAATTCACTAACGTCATAATCCGGAAATCCTATTACCGGTCGTATATCTGCTCTGTTTTCGTCATGTTCCGGGACGAAATAAGAACTCGTATTATATTCAGACAGCAGGTGTTCGTGTGAAAAATCCTCCAACGTAAATTCCTTCGCATGAATCTTGTGCATGGTAGAACAGGAATTGGCAACCGTACCTACCTTGTAAGTCGAAAATTCTTTCCAAAAATACAAAGGAGCAATAATGTCTAAGTAAACAGGGATCATTCTCATAAATTTTCTATGATCTGTACCGGCGTTGCAAAGTGTGGACATGAGTTTAAGGTCGTTTGGTCCGATTTTAAAATCCTGATCGCTCTCCCATGTCGTCTGCAAATTAAACTTACTGTCGCTCCTTATCCAAGAGTTTTTTGGATTTCGACAGCCCCTAATAATCGCCTCCCACTGTTCAGTAGAAGGTGCTACAACATTTTCAATTTTTATCATTGAATCTCTCCTCTCTATTCGTCCGAACCCTCGACAACATCGAGTCCGTCAAGCACACACTCTGCACACAGCTCGTCGCCGTCCACATAATAAAGTGTCTCCTCTTCACCGCACTTGTCGCAGAAGTATCGAGTAACACGCCTATGTGGACACGAGTCACCGATGCACCCAAGTTCGGGTGGACATCCGACGCACTCATTAAACTCTTTTTTCACTTAAACATCTCCTTAATAAACTGCTCGGAGTCACCGTCCTCTAAATAAAATCCATCAGAGTGCATTGCTCTTTGGATGTTGCATATCAGCTGAAAGAACCTCCAATCGGGAACCCTCTTCCACGCCCGACCAAGCGTTTCAAGAAAGCCGTCTATTCTGTCGGGATTTCTTCCGTTACCCATATCTCTCGTCATTATGTATGCTGCCGTACACGACGGACACACCTGCCGACCTTCGGGGACTATTTCGCCGCAACAAACACATCTATCTGTATCAGCCATTGTTGTTACTACCTCCGTCCATTTTCGCGCCACAATTAGAACAAAACGGCGTTTTAATATATTCTCTTATTTCTTCATATCCTGTAGAGCATAAGTTTTCTTCCCAATCATAGTCAAATGTTTCTTTAAAGGTGTTTGTATATTGCGCTTCCGCTCCGCAATATGAACATACGCAAGGAATATCGTAATAGCCACTCTCAATCCATTCACCATGTTTAACCTCTTGCACATCAGCGGCGGGTGCTGACTTTATAACATTGTAAATGTCTGTGGCTTTATAAAGTGCATCAGCTTCACACGCAGCTCCTTCAACTATTTTTTTTGACAACTTATGTGATACCAAGTTGTGCCTTCAATTTCATCAATCGCTGCCTCACGCTCTATGTATTCAGGCATTGTTTTCACGCTCCTTTAACGCTTTTTCCGCTTCTTCACGGGTAGGAAATGTAGCACTTCCCCATTCTTTTGCAAACATAAAGATATTCATTTCTGTTACATTGCAACCAACAACTCTAAGCTTATTCTGTTCTCCGTCAATATCTTCACAAGAACATTGCGTAATGCGATACACCGTATCTCCTACCTTGCAGGGAGGCGCGATAACGCCGTGTTCGAGAAGTAAGTCTGCCGTCCTTTCCTCATAGCACTGTTTAAGGTTCGCATACTTGCAATTCTCGTCGCAAAGATAAGGCGATGGACAAGGATCAAGTTTCAGAATTTCAATCAGTCGTTCTCTGTCTGCATCAGCCATTGTTATCACCTTCCAATAACTCTGGGTTATCATAGATATTGCCAATAATTTTCATATATCCATCCATAGCAGACAGAGTAAATTTATCGCCTGATTCTATGTATTCAACATAAAACATACCATTGCAATGTTTGACAATTGCCCGCTCGCAGGGCGATGTGTCATTCCACGTGCATTTGAATATGGGGTCAATATAAGGAACAAGCACTATATCGCCATCAAAAATCTTTGTGCCATTTTTATCCTTTAATCCTGTGTATTGCCCCACAGTTTTAGGGTCTACATCAACTTGCAAATGATAATTCGGCAATCCCCAATCCTGCTCGTGTTCAAAAATCATTCTGTGGAGTTCGTTTTCGGGATGCGCGTCGTAATCTTCTTTAAAGCAATAAGTCGTTTTGTGTAGGTGTGCATAATAGCCATACACCCACTCGCCGTTATCTGTTCGCTTACCGCGAAATTCAATATCACGCATTATTCTTCACCTCCTATTCTGCGTTTGATTGTGTCACATATATCTACGACAAGCCAATCGTCCGGTTCATCTGCATACCAAAAAGACCAATCGTCAAACGCACCTTCGATTATCCAATTGTTTTTATAATATTTAGTCGCTTCTTCTATCATCAACTCGTCGAAGGTGTAAACAAAATACGGCTCGCCGCCGTCGTCAACATAGAAGTCGATGAAGTACACATCTATACCCTGCTTTTTTAATTCTTCAATCACTCTTTCTTTTACCACATTAATGTCTGTCATAGTCCAGTCTCCCTTTATCAACTTTGAGCCATCGCAGAAATCAAAGCGTTCCCGCAGGTGATTCTATCGCCATCCTCTTCCTTGCTCGGCACAAAAACAATAACATTCCACCCCTCGGCAACCAACGGCTGTTCAAACTTCCTGTATACATCGTAATCGGTGTAAGAAGTCGTAACGTCAAAACCGTTCGTTATCGCAGATTTTGTTTCATGAATGGGCGTTATTTTAACAATAAACTTATTCTTGTCGAATAGCATAGAAAGTCGTTTTGCGTCAAGAACTGTATCAGCAGTAACGGCAAAATTTAATGTATATTTTCTACCCTTGGGTACAGGGAGTTTCGCTGCAAGCATAGAAATTTCATCAAGGTTCAAACTCATTCCGCTAAATTGATTATTCCTCTGTTCGTCGTCAGTGCTGTTAATGCTAAACTGAAGCCCCGCTTCTCCGTTATATCTTTCATTTTTAATATCGCACCATCTTAAAATAAACTCTTCCAGTCGTTTATTAGACTTTGGGAGCATAGTAGAGACTACTGGGTGGATTGCTTTTGCGTTAATATATTGCCCCACGAGCGGCTTTAGGATATTATCTGCAAAATCAAGCACAGCAAAATTAAATGTTGGCTCGCCCATTCTTGCAAAATGTACATTAAATCTATCTGTCTTAGTTACGACTTCGTTCTGAAGAATTGTCTGAACTTCGTAAACTAAATCATCTATAGTCGCGTCCCCGTGATAGCCAAACTGCGGACAATCGCAAAATTTACATCTCATAGGACAACCTTTTTGTGTACTGATAGTAGCTACCCACTTTTTAGATAAATCAACCTCGGTGTTTTCGACGCCGTTAATTTCTTTATATAAGCCCAAAAAATTAGCCTTAATGTTGTTCTCTTTTCCGTAATCACCGACCGTAAGGAACTCTAACTTGCGTTCGGGATCAATATAAATTTTTCCAGTATGCGTATTTACAATCTTCATTCAATTCCCTCCGTCCATTTTTGCGCCACAGTGCGGGCAATAGTTAAAATCACCATTGCCCAACCCGTTGTTGGTGACATAGGTGACATAATCATAGTCGTAGTCGGCGTACCACCCGCAAGCTGAACAATAGCAACCGCCCGAATCGTCCTTTGTCCACTCACCGTGTTTAATCTTTTGTACATCTACGGCGGGAGCTGACTCTATGCTTAACATTACTTCTACTGGGTAAAACGCATACACTCCACTGCCGTCTCCCCACCACGTCGGCAAATCTTTAATATGTTTTATTAGTTCGTTGCGGTCAATATAATCACTCATTCTTTACCTCCGCCCAGTCAAGCACACATCCGCAATTACTGCAATATTTAGGCATCGAAAGTTCATAGATAAAAATATCATCATCCGAAACACCCAAGTCGCCTCGGCAACAAGGGCATATGTAATAGCACTCTTCGTTTATCGGCATCTTCGGTATCTGCTTTTCGAGAGTTTCTTCGGTTCTGTATAGTTCCTTATACAGCGCGTTCAATCCGACAAGATAGCCGACCCAATATCTGATATCGTTGTTACAGTCGTTTTCGCAACTGTCGTCAAGGCGTTTTTGTGCAAAGTCTCTGAGCTTTGTATAAGTTTCGTTCATAGTCGTCACCTCATATCTTTCTATAGGAATTAAGATACCAATATCCTTTCGGATTCTTGTAGCAGTTGTCGGCATACACGATATCACCCTTCGCCACCTGATTCTCGGCATATATTCTCGCCGGTATCGTCAACGACGACTGCTTACCTGTACCTAAACTCTGCGTATTCACTTTATATCCCCACGGTACACCGTTCTGTCCACGCATGGGGAATACTTCTGTTATCAAAAGCTTTCTCCTGTCTTCGGGCAGTCCGGTCTGAATACCAACATATCCGAGATAGTCAATGCTGTTTTGTATCTTAACCTTAAGGGTTAAGTCCGGAACATCTGATTTTCTGATTTGCTCTTCACAGGCAGCTAAAAGCCCGTCCATGTCGGTTATTGTGTAAGACTTAAGCTCATTCCCCTTAACGCCCTTATCCGTCGCATAATCTGAGATGATATCCGTAAGGAAACCTACAACCTTGGACTTGCTAACAGATTTTGCAGTTCCGTTCTTAAAGAACGAGTACACCTGTACAAGCTTCAGCAGCTCTCCCATATTTCCAAACTCTTCAAAGTAGCCAATTTTAATTAGGATATCGAGCTGTCGCGCATCAATAGAAGTCTTCGAGAGAGCTTTGAGAACTTCCATAAACGATTTTCCTTTTACCTCGTCGTATATGTCATACAGCTCATTTGCAAGAGCAGCGGACATATACTTAACACTCGTCAACCCCTTTGCTATTTCTTTTTTTTCCTTGTTAAAATAGAAGACATCTCTCGACGCGCCGAAACGAGGAGGTGTTACCTTAAATCCATATTCAGCGGCAAGCGTAGTGCCATTAATAACATCATCTTCATTAGCGGCGTTGTTAAGATATGCTGTGATAAACTCGCAAGGATAATAGCAACGCAGATAAGCACACAGATAACCTATAAGACTATATTCAGTGGCGTGGTTGTAACCAAAGGAATACTCAGAAGCGTCCTCAATTACTTTCAAGAAGGTTTTTGCGTCTTTCTCGGCTTCCTCTCTTGGCTTGTCAGAATTTTTGCAATACCCCACAAGTATCTTAGGCATCGCCCTTTCCAACCTCTCGGCATCCTTACGACCTATTGCTCGTCTAACATTATCCGCTTCACTGCCTGATAAGCCACATATTTGTTGAAGGAACGCTATAATATCTTCTTGGAATATCAAATATCCTAAATTATTCTCAAGAAGCTTATCAATTTCTTTTGTCGGATTTTTGTTGGGTATCTTATTCATTAGCTTATCTCTATATGAAGCACCCGACGGGCGCACAGCCGCAGTTATAAGGTTCATATCAAATATTGAGTGCGGAACAAACTTTTTTAACATCGAGAATGCGAATGGTGATTCCATCTGAAATATTCCCGCAGGACTTCTTAACATATCAGCCCAAACTTTTTGGTCATTGAAATTTATCTCGTGCATATGCGGATATGGAATACCTGCCAGTCTGCAAGTTTCATTTATGATACCTATGTTGCTTAGTATAAGGAAATCAAATTTCGCCGCCCCGACCTCGTGAAGCTCGTCCATGTCAATCATAAGACAAAGATCTCCGTCTTTATCAAACACGCCGTATGCGTCATCAAGTGTAATCGGGCTAATAACTATACCCGCGGGGTGTACAGATTGTGAAATCTTTGTGTCTAATAGTCCATCATAATATTGGAATATATCCGGGTGGTTCTTTCTTGCGCTCTGCTCGTCTGCGAAAAACTCAGATATAATCTCATCAATATTACTCAGGGAATACGGATTATCGGGGGAAAACTTGTCTGAGGGCTTAAATGGAACTCCGGTCTTTTCTTCTTCCCAATATTTAGCGAGTGCATTTCCTATACCCTTAATAGTACCCTTTTCTTGCAAAGTCCCGAACGATGGAACCCTTGCTGTTTTTCTCTCACCAAAACGATTTATTATATATTTGAATATCTTAGGTCTATCGGTTTCGATACAATCGATGTCGATATCACCTATCTCAATTCGATCTTCATTACAAAACCTTGAGAAGACCGTATGCCACTGCTCCGGGTTACACTCAATAATATCCGTAACAAAAGCCGTCCTCGATCCACCGACAGAACCTCGACCGGGACCAATTGGTATATTATTTTCTTTGCACCAACATATCAACTCACTCATACAGAGCATAAATCCGCTCATTCCAAGCTTTTCAAAAACTCGTCTTTCTTCCGTCAGAGCAGATCTAAACCCCTTTTTCTGTTCGGGTGGTATAATTCCTGCCTCAAGTTTTTCTTTAAACATTCGGTCAACGCGCTCTGTTTCGATGCGACTATCCTCTTCAGCCGACCCGTACAGTATCGGATATTTAATTGATGCGTCGAGCTCAAACGGTTCTACCATGTCAGCCATTACAAGCGTGTTATCCATAGCCTGTCTGTAAAGCTCGGGAGGTAGAACGCCCTGCCTTGCAAATGCAGCGTCCAACTCTTCACGGGACTTATATGTAAGGTCGTATGTATCTTCGTCGCCGTAGGACTTGTTTTTATATTTAAGCAATATCTTGCGGCACTCGGCTTTATATTTGTCAAGCGAGTGAGTATCGGTTCCTGCTATCAGCGGTTTACTGTACTTCTTCGCAAGCTCTGCCAAATGCACATTAAAGTCTCTCTGCTCCTGACAATCGTGAGCCTGAATCTCAAGGAAGTCATATCGCTTAACAAGACTCTCGTACATCGGATGGTCTACGGGAAGCTTATTTAGAGGACTTGCAAGACACGCGCTCGTCGTGATAATGTTGTTGGACAGCTTCAGAAACTCGTCAAAACTCAATCTATTTACATAATAAAAGTGGTCTTTATCGCATGATTTCGACACTGCAAGGTTGAGTTCTTTCACACCCTGTTCGTTCCGAGCTATAAGCACCGTATGGTAGTTGTCTCTGACCTTTTCATTAAGGCTTTCAGTGAGGTATATCTCAACGCCGTGGATGTATTTAATTCCTTTTTCATCACAATACATCTTTTTCTTGACCCAGTTGAGTGGTTTTCCGTGTTCGCTGAACGCTATAGCTGGTTGTCCAAGTTCAGCGGCTCTGTCGATATACAGCTTGTAGCCTGTGCAACTGTCCAGCAGACTGTTATCACTATGTAGATGATAAATTACTAAGTTGTCTGTCAACCAAACACCTCCTCGTCCATATCTTCGTCATAAGCAGGAGTGCCGTAAGGCAACTCCGCACTTGTCACGCCGTCGGCGACTTCCCACCCATAAGCATGGGCAAGATTCTGCGGCGTCGTGTAGAATCTCTTACTCGGGTTGTCGTAGTACAGAGCAAATTCCTTGTTGTTTGCACTACCATATCGGTCTTTGAGAACTTCAAGGACAACACTGCCTTTCATGGGCGGCGTAATGAATTTGCCGTTTCTGCCAACAACACCCTTTTTATCTTTAGGTGATACTCGGTACAGCGATATAACACGCTGTGCAAGGTTGGCAGCGGCAGCAACGCCCTGTAGGTCAAAGATGCTCATCTTGCGTACCTGCTCCATTTTCTTCGGGTGAATAACCACAAAGCAAGCCACATTCCATCGTTTTGCAAAGTCAATGATTTGTCTTATAAAATCTTCCTGCTTAGTCCACTTTGAGTTATCGTCGCACGACAGATCCACAGATGTGAGATTGTCGAAGAATACCGTTTTTACTCCAAGCCTTCTTACCGCACTCTCCGCCGTCGCGAGGAGGTCTTCAGTCTTATGCGAGAACGAATCTTTGTAGAAGTAAAGCTGTCCGCGATAATAGGAATTGATTTTTCTGTACACATCAGACTTGATTCTGTAATACTTGCCGTGTTCGCCCTGCACTTCTTCAAGCCCCCGCTGTCCTGCGTGAACAAAGTCAATCCAGTTTTTCAACGACGGGTTTGAAAGCTCTCCGCTGTATATAAAACAAGGATAGCCCTGCTCTATAGATCGGCATACAAGCGTCGATATCAGAGAGCTTTTACCCGCAGAAGCTATTCCGGTTATGAGCGTTGTAGAACCCATATAGTTCTTGCCGAGAGCAGCGTCCAAATCTTCAAAGCCCGTTGTAAATCCCTCGACATCCGACATATCAAATCTCTTTACTTCGGTGTAATCGACTATCGCGGGAATCTCAGACTCTTTCGCGTTATTGATTACATCTCTGACTGCCTCTTTTCCCTCAAAGAACAGCAGTTCGTTTATGTCTTTTATGCGAACTTTCTCGCCGTCTGCATTGGTGTGAGACAATGGGATTTCTGCAACCTTGACACGATATTCGCCCAACCTCGGAGCAACTTTCTTTATGTATTCCTCGCCGCTTCTGTCGTTGTCGTGGACGAGGATGATTTCGTCAAACTCTTGCAGAAAATCCCAACACTCTTCAATCCACTTCGTATTCTGGTCGCCGCCGTTAATGCTTACGGAGTTGTAAAAACCGCACTCAATGAGTGCGGCACAGTCGCCTTCGCCGGTACATATTATCAACGGCTGAGTGGTATTTATTTTATTGATGTTGTAAAGGACATTACAGCAATCGCTGTTTTCGAGATACCATATTTTAAGTTCACCGTGAGGCACTGCGCGTGACTTGCGGACTTTACACATTACGAGCACGTCATTCAGGTCGAAATACTGGAACAAGGTGTTTCCTTTTTCGTCCTGCTGTATATTCAGATAATCTATTGTTTCAGGTGATATTTTTCTCTTCCGCCAATACTTATACACCTCTTCTTTGTTGTCGGCATACTTGGGCTTAGGGTATTTGTATGCCCTGTCTTTTGTTCCGCGCTCTGCGAATGAATACTGTATACCCGCCTCATCAAAAAGCATCTCACACGCTTCAAGAAAAGTACACTTCTTGGATGTGATATAGGCATCTATGATGTCACAGGTAAAGCCACACGCAAAGCAGTGAAAAGAATAAGTCTTGGGGTTATACGAGCACGATGGATTCTTGTCTATGTGTTCGGGGTTCGGGCAACACCCGACTCTTCTTGAGGGATTCCAGTTCGTAATACCGAGCAACTCAACCATAATCTCAGCATTTCTATCTCCTAATTTCTCTTTCGCTCTTTGAATATCGCTTTTTAATACCTGTATAAATCATCAACCTCCTTTACTTCGTCTTATATCATACATAACTGCAACGGGCATTAGTCGGAAGAAGACAGTTTTAAACACCATCTTCTTCCGGCACATTTTATCAGAACGGCAGATCATCGTCGTCAGCAACGACATCAACATTTGCCTTCTTTGTGTTCGCCTTTGTTCTCGGTTCAGAGCCGCCGTTGGAAGTTGACTTGGACTCGATAAAGCAGACCTCATCAGCAAGGATATATGTCACACTTCTGTTTTCGCCGTCCTTATTCTTGTACGAGTCTGTACGAATAGAACCCCTGACACCTATCTTAGAACCCTTGCCGAAATACTTTTCGATAAAATCGGCGGTCGAGTTCCACGCTCTAACACGAATGAAGTCCGCCTCGTCCTCCGCGTCCTTTCTTTTGGGGCGATTAACAGCCACAGTGAAATTCGCCACTCTGTTGTCTGTGTTACCGGCGGTTCTTATCTCTACGTCGCCCGTAAGTCTGCCGATGATTGTTGCATTATTCTCTACCATAAATTAGTCCTCCTTATTTCTAAGAGCTACAAGCTCTTTGTAAACATCTGTCGCTACCTCAAAGTCAGTTATCTTATTGTAGTTCGCGCTACCCGAAACTGACTTGATGGTGTCTGAAATCGTTTTCTTCGCCACGCCGCTGTCTGCAAGTTCTTTGGCGAGTTTGTTAATGCTGTCTATAGCCTTTTCTATCTTAGACTTCTCAGCCACAGGAACATCTGCGACCGCTCTATATTTACTTCTACCTGCCGCCCAATAGACATCCGCGCCGAAGCCTAACGCCTTACAAGCGACGGACAGAGCGTCGGTGTACGCCATCTTAAAACACTCATCGGATGTGTAAGCTCCACCCTTTTCGTTTGATATGTATGACGCGCCACCGATTCCGAAGATGGGTTTGCTCCACTCACCATCTTTTTTAACATAGAGATTGAGCGCAACATGAGCCGTCTTAGTTCCATCTGACCCATCTTCAAGCCAATATCTAATATCATCAGTAAACCAGCCAAGTCCGCATGGACCAAATATTTCCGTCAGCTTCTCCAAGCGCCACATCGGATTAATATCGGTAAATCCTCTAAGTCGCCCCGCAGCAATCTTCTTCTGCGCACTGTCGGGTACTGATCGCGCTTTATTATAAATTTCAAGATTGTCCATATTACACCTCACTTAATTTGAATATTCTGAACTTCCATAATATCTGCACCGTCGAGCGATTCTCCTGACTTGACCGCCGTCTTAACATCGGTTAAGTTGATTTTTGGGGTAAATGTAGCGAACTCTGGGTATTTTTTCGCAAACGCAGCTTCGTCCGCAATTACAAGACGCTCAGACTTGCGAAAAGCAACCTTGTTTCTTGCGCTCTCAAAAGAAGTTTCACCCCTACACTGCATAGAGCGAGATATATAATCTTTAAGATAATCAGCGGAGTTCTCTTTTGTCTTTTTCCTTGCCGTCAGAGCTTTTATTTCTTCGTCTATCATCTTTGCCTCGGCAGTCAAATTTTTGATAGCGCAAATGGTGTTGTCCAGCTTATCCTTATAATCCGTATCGAGCATTTCAAGGGTGTCCTCAATAGCGTCCTCTGGGATTGTTCCGTTTTCAATATCGGAGATAAAGTCAAGATACTCGTTATCAAGTTCGTAGAGTTTCATTTTTCTTCCTTTCTCTTTTTGTTTTTTTGATTTAAACCTTACAGTCCAAGCATTTTCTCGATGAACACAAGAATTGCTTTACCATAAAGACCAATCAGATTAAGAATGTTAAAAATAAATGCATCAATCATTATCGTTTCCCTCCTTTGTAAAATTTCTTCCTTCGTCCGATGCGTAGAATAGTTTTCTAAGCGAGCAGATATCACGCGGTATTGACTCTTTATCCTCTGTTTCTGCGTAAATTCGTTTAAGCCACGCATAATACTGATTCATTAATGGCGTTGTAAGAGACGAAGTTTCCTTGCCATCAAGATGTCCCCGTCTAAGAACCTTGTAGGAAACGCCGCGAAGGTATTTCCAGAGATTATAGTAAGCAAGTTTAAGCTTAACCATATAGCCGTCGGCATCTTCGACGACAAATCCCTCTATATGCCTGTTGTTATACAGATAATCAGGTGCTGTGACTGTGTAATACCAATCGAAGAATGTCTGCCAATCGTTAATTACGACAGCTCGCTCTTTGTGTTCGAGCCCGAACTTGTCTGCAACACTTATAAGCTCGTCATAACTGAACTTTTTGAACTTCAATTCGTTGTAAACAATATCAAGCAAGAAAAGATGATTTTCCGGATAATCAATTATGTGTGGATCTCTCTGCATATCAATACACTCAAACACAAATGTTACATTGTTCTCCCTTGAAAATTCTTTCATTTTCTGCTGTGTATCAACAGGGATTTTCTTATCTATCATCTCTTTAAGCCACGATGCATAATTACCATCCGGATTAGATTTCGTTGTAACAAACAGCGAATCATCTATCTCGTTATATGAAACTAACCCGAGAAACCCGTTTTCTTTAACATACGCAGTTACAGGAAACTTAAGCTTGTGCTGTAACATATCAAACTTTGTCTCCGGTCGCTCGTTTACATTAAAGAATTTTGTATAGCCTCTTGCGACTATTTTTCCTTTGGGAATGTTGATATACAAACCTCGTGCCCTAATCGTCTGCTCATCCCATATCTTGTCAAAGAAAGCCTGTTTTGAGAAGTTAAAAGACGAGATATCACCGAACTGCTTCTCGACTACCTGCTTGTTAGCTCTCAGAGCCAGAATAGCATCTGCAACAGACTCGTTCTTTCTTATCTTTGCAGTATAATCAATTCTCTCTTCAGTCGGTAAATATATGTTGTTTTTAAACTCGCTTACCTTTATCTCATTACCAACAAAACTAACAACTCTTATAGAGCCTCCAAACTCAACATTCCCCTCAAGATTAAAGGCTCTGCAAGTCTGAATGGGATTTCCTTTAAGATTTCTGTGCCCATGCACCTGATAAGCGTCAGTATTTTCACAGAAAGACTGATCAACAACATCGGCGTCGCTATAATTCCCGGAGCCTTTAATCATTTGGTCGGTAGCTACCAGCGTGAGATTGTTGGGCAGCGTACTAAGACCACCGTGTGTAGCCAATATAGTTTTGCCACGATATATATAATAGGCACACTGCCCGAAACTTCTGTAAAGTTTGCGAACATCCTTTTTAGTAAAAGAAGCGCTTTCAAGCTGAGCTCTTGTATGCATCTCAAACTCTTTTGACCCGGTAGTTCCGTCATTAGCCCAAACCCACATATGTTTCTCATGATTTCCCTCTATGAGATATACATTCGGTTCTTTATAGATGCGAAGAAGCTCCTTTACTACCTCTGCATTTTCAGTTCCTCTGTCAGTATAGTCTCCGCAGAACACAAACAGCTCATTAGGTTTCTCGGTGACATCCCCGATTGCTTCTTTGAGTGCCGTATAGCAGCCATGAACATCTCCAACAAAGTGAACCGCATCGTATTCCGAAACATCCATAGGTTTGAACCACACCTTTGAAAGCTCATCCGGTTTTATAACGGTTATCCCCGACGGAATTTTCTGAGTAGCGAAACGAGCGTACATATTGTCGATTACCGTTTCAGGAACCTGTTTAACTATAGGTCGCATTTTATTTCGCCTTTTGACTTCCTCAATAGGAATGTCGGTAAAGTCTACACAATAAATCCTATAGCGATAACGGTTACAAAGCTCCGCATAGCGCTTCATCTCGGAAGTTTTGGAGTTCGTCACGTCAATAACGGTAAACTCTCCTCGCTCCATTCGAGACTCAAGAATCTGAAAGAGTGTCTTCCAGACCTTAGTGTCATTCGACTGACTTATACACTCTTCGCCACAAACATTTAAAGTGGGCGAAGCGTACATCAACCTTATCTCGTCGGCGGATAGTGTATAGGGTTCAAGTCCATTTTGTTCAATCCATGTTGACTTACCACACCCAGCACTACCGCGCAACAACAGTAATACCCTCATTCATTCCCTCCTTACTTTTGAATCATTATCGAACTTCCATCGTCGCCGGTCATCACACTCGGGAGCTTTCCGTCCCACTTCTCTATGTATTTTTCTTTAAGAATCTTATCCGTCAGGGACTTCTCAAGAGTGTCATTTGCTTCGGCTTCAGCCTTGGATTTTATAAGCTTCGCCTCTGCGTCTGCCTTTGCCTTATCCACAGCCTTTTTATTTTCGATTTCCTGCTGTTCTGCCGCAAGCTGAGCCTGCTGTTTTGATGCTATCGCCGCCTGATATGACTCGTCAAAGTCAATGTCGTTTACCGTCACTTTGAGTATCGCAACAACATCCTCGCCGTACTTCTCGTCTATAGAAGCCTGAAGATTTTTCATTATCAGCGGTTCAACTATCGAGCGGTTCGTCGCGTCGGTATCGCTAAGCACTTTGCTACTGGATTTAATAGCCGAAGCAACTATGTTTTCGGACACCAGAGAGTTCTTGTAGTCCGAGACATTAGCGTAGATCCACGCCGACCTGTCGGGGTTAATCTGATAAGTAACGGTCACGTCTGCGTAGTAAATTGCTGTTCTGCTTTCAGTCTCCGACCAGATTTTGTCGCCGCCGAACTGCGCGTCCTGCTGTTTGTTATTTACGAGCTTTATGCTCTGAACAATGGGCGCTTTCCAGTTGAAACCACTATGTACAGGCTGGTCGCTTATCTGACCGAGCGTCGTTCTCACTCCCGTATATCCGGTCGGCACAATAGCCGCTGAAGCTGAGAGTACGAACAGACATATCGCCAACACAAAACTTACTATAGGAATTGCCACCGGAATGTCGTCTCCGTATTCTATCTCTTTGTAAGCTAAAATCGCACCTACAGCCGTGAGAACCACAGCTATAACTATCATTACAATACTAAATATCATTTGATTTCCTCCTTTAAATATCATTTGATTTCCTCCTTGGTGTGACATACCCCCGCCGCCTATGCTATGCATAGAGGCGGGGGCTTCTCGCTCAATAGTCCTAACGGACTAAGTATCAACGAGCTAACTCCGTGTGTCCCACGGTTCAGATTTGTTTTAGTCTATTTGGTTTAATCCGGTGTTTAATATGTTTATTGCGGCGTTATGGTCTCGGTTGAGAACCTCTCCACAACTACACGTCCACACACGGTCAGATAATTTTAGATTTTCGTTTATACAGCCACAGACGTGACACATCTTGCTGGACGGAAACCACCTATCTATCTTAACCAACCGTTTCCCTTGTTCCTCTAATTTATACTTGAGTATATCACGGAACATCCCGAAACCGTTATCATTCGTAGATTTACCGAGGGTAAGGCACTGAGCCATTCCTTGTAGATTTATATCTTCCACACAGATGATGTCGTAAGTGTCTGCAAGATGTCGGGAGAGCTTATGTACCCAGTCTTTACGCTGGTTAGCAATGTGCTCCTGTATGGATGCAACTTTTACTCGTTGCTTTTCGTAATTATTGCTCCCATATTTCATCAAGCTCAACTTTCGTTGTTCTTTGGCTAAAACGTTTTGAGCGTTGCGGTAAAACTTCGGGTAGTCAGCCTCTCTGCCTTGGCTATCGACGTAGAAACTATGACTTGAATAGTCCAACCCCAACGCCCTCGTTTTGTCTAAATGTCTTTCGGGTGTTTCATAATCGTATTCAACGAGAACTGAAACAAAGTACTTTCCGGACGGCTCCCGAGAAATCGTTGCAGACTTTATCCTTTGGTTTTCAGGAATTTGTCTGTGCTGTTTAATCTTCACGATACCGACTTTTGGTAGTTTCAGCTTGCCGCCAATAAGTGCAACTGTCCCTTTTTGATTGTTTGTTGTATACGAGTGATGGTGAGTCTTTTTACTCTTGAACTTCGGAAATCCGACTTTCTTATCTCGAAAGAAGTTGTTGTAAGCCGCCTGAAGATTCATCTGTGCGTTAGCAAGAGCAAGACTGTCAACCTCCTTCAACCACGCAAATTCGTCTTTATACTGGGCGGGAGTATTGCTAAGCTTCAACCCAGTATTCTCATAATGCTTAATTTTATCCGCAAGCATACGATTATAGATAAATCGGACACAGCCGAATGTCTTAGCAAACAACTCTCGTTGCTCGGCATTCGGGTATATTCGGAATTTATATGCTCTGTTTGCCATACGGATCACTCCCTTCTTTCATCATTTACGGTTGTCCCGTCTATATATACAATAAAAGTTTGCCGCAATTCATCCCACCACTTATAGAAGAGGGGGATTTCTTGCTTTCGGCGTGTTAAATCCATCTAATCTTCGGTTCACCCTTGAACCCCTTTTCCCAAACAAACCACGCATACGCCACAGCGCTCGACTCAGCTTTACTAAAATCGCCGTTCTTAGCACAGTTCACTCTGCCGGAGAATACATACACATATTTCGGTGGAGCTTTATCAAACAATTCCCGTCTTGCCTTGCCCTCAAGAAATGTGACCTTGAGGAACATAGCTATTTTAGTTGAATCCATAGATAACTTTAAGGCTTTCTCTATAAATTCCTTGGCATATTTGTACGGCGGGTTCGTGATAATGTCGCGTGGTATATATTTTGTGGGATGAGGTTTGGTTCTCAAAAAGTTCGCCACATATGTATTTGGATAACCCCTATCCACAATGTCACTCGACAGAACGTCGTAGCCGTGAGCCTCCAATACTTTTGATATGTGTCCTCCACCACAAGCCGGCTCCCACACATAGTGAGAGAATTTCTCTCGTTTCAGCAGCTCCTCAACTGCTTTCGGGTCAGTCGCGTAGTAGTCGTCGTCTGCCCTGTTTTCATTTGAGTGGTTAGACGCCCCGATAATTTTGTACACAGAGTTTGCATCGCCACTCCAATCCTGAGCCATTTCATCTCCCCTTCTTATTTTCATTTTTAAATCAAAACCCGATTCCTTTTAGTCCGGAATTTTTCAATTAATTTTATCAAGCAAGGAATTGGGCTTTAAAAGGTCAACCATAATAGTATTACTTATAGGGGTACAGCGAGCGCAGCTATTCGCACCTCGCGAGTCCCCATGAAAGGAGTAATGCATATGTCAACTTATGAGTTGATCACTTCAATTTGCAGGATATTATCTATTATAATTGAACTTATCAAAACCTGCAAAAAAGAAGGAAAACCCACATGGCGTGGGCGAGTGACAGTCGTTCCCTACCATCTATTTGTAGGATATTATCTGTTATAATCGAAATTATAAAACCTGTCTATCATGGTTAACCTTTCAAAACCCAATTCCTTTTGGGTTAAATTTACGCCCCCTTCAAACTCGACAAAAATTTATTAATAAGATAAGTCTGACCCTTACCTGTGACTTTTGGCGTCTTCGAGATATCCACCGTGCCGTCGGGTCTGTAGAAAGTCGATATCTTAACCTCGAACAGTCCTAAGTCCATAGACTTCTGCGTCGGCATATTCTTGCTATCGCCCGACTTTATCAGGTAATCATTCATTCTCAGCCACGAGAAGAGACGATTCTGCCCAATATCGACGCCGTTCTGCTTTATAAGCTTCGCAAGGTCGCCGACTGGAATAGATGTCTTCGAGCTTTCTACAGCCTCAGCGAACAGCACCTTCGGAGCCTGAGCTTTTAGCTGATTTGCCATTCGTTTTGTTTCGTTGAGCATAAGCGTGATAGCTTCTCGCCCATATGTATTGCAGTCCGCAAAGTAGTAATCGACGAACTGTTTCGTATCGTTTACATAGCCACCTGTCTTACGGATAACGGGCAGGACTTCGGCGGTTATCCAATGCTTAAACTCTTTTGCTTTTGGGAGTTTGCTTGAAAGTATGAGACTGTAAAGACCCGATTCGTTGATAAAGACCACTTCGCGGTTCTGACCTGACAGAACGATTCGTTCTGTCAGCTTATCTTCGTTATCAACATGGTCGCGAATAGCCTTTTGGGTGTTCGTATATCCCAGAGCCGTTGCTACATCCTTACCGATAAAATACGGCTCGCCGTCGATCTCCAAAGCCCTAACATTTCCAAGCTCTTCGTTCGTAAATAATGTCATTTTGTTCTCGTCCATTAAATTCCTCCTTTGATTTTCGTTTCTATTTCTTCCGCGAATCTTTTGAATCTCGGCAAAACCGCAACCCTCAACTCGTCGTCAAGTTTATAGTAGATTGCTATTGGTTCGCCACACTGATTGCACCGAGCAACATAGCCAACAAACTCCATGTTGTTTACACATTTCCGAGGCACAACCTCGTGAGCTATTAGAGTGAGAAGCTTAGACTTCCTCATTTCTTCTCCTCCTATACTTTAAAAGCTCACTGCCATATTTGTTTCTCACATATTCCCTGCGACTAACTCCGTATTTCTTCTGTATGTATCTGTCTACAAACTGCCTTTCGTTGTAGAGTTGCTGTTCGGTCTTGTAGAACCGGCACCCGCCATATTCGCACAGCTTTTCTGCAAGCACAGCGCAGCAGCTTCCTCTGTCCGCAAAACATTTATGTCTATTCATAAAGTCCTCCAAATTCATCCAAGTTTTTCAATACCTTTTTCGTGTAGTGAGTAGAGTGAATATCCTGTTTCCATAGGCGTTTTGCTCCACCCTCGCCGCAGTTGTAAGCCATCAGCGCATCTGCAAGTGAATAGCGCTTCAGATACCCGCTAAGGATGTACACGCCGCTTTCGATGTTCTGTGCTGGGTCGAACAAATCTGTAACCCCGAGTTCGTCTGTAAGCCACGATACATTACAAGCGTTGATTTGCATCAAACCGTAGTCATTGGTTCTACTGGTTAAGTTAGGGTTGAAATTGCTCTCGGTCTTAATAATTGCTTTGATAAGAGCCGCCGAGACACCGTACTTCTCGGCAATCTCGGTAATTATTTCGTCGTATTTTGTCTTTGAATCGGCGGGTCTTTGTTGCTCTGTGGTAGAGGCGATTTCTTTTTCGGATTCAATTTCCGTTTTCAAATCCAAAACCGATTCGTTTTCAGCTTCGATTTCAATTACCTCTGCGCTCGGAGCTTCTACCGGCAAGGCATTACCGACCATAAGAAACGCTCCTATGCTCAGCACCAGAGCAAACGAAAGACCTTTTATTATTTTTGAATTTGACTTATACATAGGCATTAATTGTTATGTTGTAAATGTCTCTGTCCGTGCCAAAGTCGAGTATGTCCTCCATATCAGAGGCAAGTCTAACTTTCTCAACACGATATGTATGATTGAAAGGCGTTGTACTGCGTCCCCGATTCTTGACGCAGTTCCATATATCCCAAGTAGAGACGCCAATCTCTTCGGCGAGCTCTCGCATCGTGTCGCCCATAGCAAACGGAAGCTCATAATCGTCGTCGTCAACGGCAATGTAAACAATTTTAGGTTTCTGCATAATAAATTCCTCCTATTTTCTCGTTGACATTCAACCGCCCTTGTGTTATAATGACAATGGCAGGACTATGCCCCTATAGAAACACGCCAGTGTTTAGTATAAGAGCATACGAATGTCGTTCCTCCTCATCGAATTGGGAAGCCGTCGCCAAACGCTTTTACCCTTTCGTGGGGAGTCTTCTTTTTTTTAGTCTTCTATTCCGCACAAAGACCGTATTTCTTCTACCGCATCAGTTATTATATCAAACTGTTCGCGGATATCTTCAACAAAGTCTTCTGCGTCCATATGTTTTTGAGAACCTTTCAGATTCTCCGCCCAACCATCGAGTCGATCCTCTTCGTCATCTAAGATGTCGTTTGCAAATTCAACCCTATCGTTTATGTATCGAGCAGCTCTCGCGAGTGCTCTCTTGTTCTTACGAGTCAAGTATATCACCTCACTTTGTTGATTTACCAAAAACTATGAAAATAATTTACGCAACTTGCTTTTCAAACATTTCTTTGCAAAGCTCGTAAATTTCATTATTGGAGACCTGTTTTGAAGTAACCAGCTCGTTTATGTCTGTCTTTCCGAGGACGAAATCTGACACCGCCTTTCTCGCTTCGTCGTATCTGAGGATTGTGTCTTTGAGGTAGCTCATCGTAATTCTTACATCTGAATGTCCGAGCATACCCTGTAAGTCTCTCATAGCGTAATCATTCGCACCGCCGTCGTGACAACACAGCACTATATTGGCAAATGATTTCCTCATGGTGTGAGACGAGATGTGTATCGGCAACCCCGCTTCCTTTCCCGCGCTTTTGAGATATCGTGAATAGCTTTGCTCCTGTAGTCTCCCGCCGTTGTTCTTCGAGAAGATATAATCATCGGGAGAACAGTTGCGTCCGCCGAGCCACTTGCGATATTCTGTAAGCGTTTCCTTTATCGCATCTGAAATGAAACACCGATTGATTTTAGATGTCTTGCTCTCGACTACGGGTATACGGTCTCTGAACTCGCCGTCGTCGTCCATGATCCAACCCCATTTTAATTTAACGAGGTCGCTTGCTCTAAGACCGAAGCAAATGCCGCAACGGAACATAGCCCAGTTTCGTATTCCCATTCGTCCTGTGTTTTTGAGCTTATCCAGCACAACACACATTTCATCATAGGAACGAATCGAATCCGCCGCATGAGCTATCGGAACGCCATCCGATTTTACACCGGACAACAGCCGCTCTTGCCTTTTCTCTTGTTCTAATCGCCGATTTGCTTTTCGCTCCTTTTCTGAAAATTCATTTTGAACCCGATTTGTTTCCCACAAGGATTTATATCTGTCTCGCTCTTCTGCTGTTTCGCGGAGGAGCTTTTTTAGTCTTGCGTTCTGGGCTTTCAGGCTATCAATAAGTATATCTTTATTAACATCAACACTGGTTATCTGACCCAATTCTGACGCTCCTTCCAAGCATTATACACTCGATTGAAATTGCCCTGAATACTGATAGGATAACCGCGATAACCCTGACGCCTTATCTCACGCTCTGCAAGAAGCTCAATCCACCAGTAAAGTACCTCTGGATCACTCTCAAGAGCTGGAAGATATTCTTCCGGGAAGTGAGTGTTATCGCCTCTATGCCATTCAGATTCATATTTATCTCTTAAATTTCCCCTCATCTCCGCAGGCGGTGCGGGATTTGCCGCAATGCGCTGCCGCTCTCTATCTATTTCGTCCCAACGCTCTTTAACATCGGCTCCAACAAACACCGCCGAAGCACCAATCAGACCAAGAAATGAACCCAAAAATCCCATTTTACAAATTTCTCCTTTCATTAATCGAACTTTAATCGAACATTTGTTCCGTTTACATTTTTTATTATAGTCCTAAAAAATTCTCTTGTCAACAGGGAATTTTTCCAGTTGTAAGTTGTCACTTTTATCGGACACTCAAATCATTTTCCTTTATGAGTCGAGCCGCTATGACAGGACTTAGCTTAACCGTCGGCAAAGTAATTTTGCTTGCACCATTGCTCCAAGTTTGATGGCTACCGCAACACCTCACCTCCTTATAACCGTTATCCCGTAAAATTCTCTTGAACTCTTTTACTTTGAATTGAGTCAATCTGACATACACACCTCCACAACAGCATAATTTCCAAACTGTTCACACTCCTTATCGAATAGATAATTTAATAGCTCTGCAAAGTCATTTCCTTTTCCGGCATATCCAAGCTTATTTGCGCTGTCCCGAATTGATTTCATCTTAGGACACGACTCGCAGCTATGTATTGAGCAGAGCTTGCTTCCGATACCGGAACAAGCCACAAACTCATCTCCATTTTTCGTTTTTGCTACTACTGTTTGATGTTCCATTTTCCCCTCCAATTAACAGCCGCACACTACTTTTATTTTTCTTGTTATATCCGTCATAATCGATTCGTCGGTGATTTTACCCACTCTCCTTCCTAATCTCGATTTGTCTACCACTCTCAGTTGTTCACATAACGCCTCTGACTCATCTCTTACGCCCTGCTCACTTGTTATTTTGACGTGCGTCGTCGCCATAGACGGTTTTATTTTTGTCGATAAAGGTACGATAACCGTCGTCGGCGAGTGGGCATTTCCCACATCGTTTTGCACTATAATCGCAGGTCTTGTGTTCCGTTGTTCAGACCCCACTCCGTCCAGCGAAACCAAGTAGATTTCTCCTCTCTTAATTATTTTAATCTTCCTCTCCCATATTATTTTTTACTTACGATAGCTCAGATGCTATCATACACCTCAACGATTTCGGCTATCCGCAATCTGAGGTTGAAAACACTGCTTTCACCTTTTCGTTGCTCATCACCGCCGATGTCGCCGCCGCACACGGCTTCCAACAATTACCGTTGTGTGCGCAGTTTTTGCAATATGTTTTCAACACTTCATACACCGTCATATCACGCTACCTCCGAATTTGTTTTAAATTCGCTAAGAGCTTTCACTACAGCTTTGTATGTATCGTTCTCTACTGCCTTATCAACCTTACTAAGCAGCTCTGCGTTAAGAGCGGCGAGCGCTTTCATTCTTGTGTCATATTTTTTAGGAATCCTCATACCGGAAGCAACATCGGTTACATACCATCCATCACTCCGCTTATCAAAACCAAATTCGATTTCTCTTCCTCGTGGAGTTCTTACTACCTGTCCATAACCGCTGACCCGCTCAAAGTGATTAAGGGTCTTAGGGTCGTTTCTGTTAGATATCGCTGTGTAAAAGTCAAGTTTATACATTTTTGTTTTCCTTTCTTATTCTATCTCATCCTTAAGAAGCGTTTTTATATCATCAAGCGTCGCCTTACACTCGTACACATCACCATACCAGTTCTCGGTGGCTTCTCTGGCTTTTCGGAACTCATCTGTTTCCATAAAGTCTAACACTCTATCTATTGCTTCTATGGTTCTACACTTTTCATATGTTTCAAAATTCATTTTCATTTGCCTCCAAATCTCTTCATTTTAGTTGTCTTCCCAAACCAAAGCTTATAAGGAATTTCTTTTTCATTCGCAATAGTACATATTGACTTATCAGAAAAGCTATCCGAGAGGTTCCGAACAAGCTCTACACAGTGACCCCTTCGCAGCTCTTCCTTAATTTTTTCAATCTGTGTGTACGGACGAATAGAATCAGGGCGCACCTCAACTCTACGCATATTATGGTCGTCTACTTCGCCGCCCGTAGAAGTATTAAGGGGGGCTAAAGTATAGATATAATATTTGGGGTCATAAATGTAAGTCCCCTCATCATAAACGATACTGCCAACTACCGTCTCTCCCGAGTAAGTTTCACCGACATACTGATAATTTCTCTGCTTATTTGTCTGGTCAAAAACCATAACAGAAACAAACTTGCCCGAAGCTCTCATCTCATCAAGCTCTTTCTCTTTTTCTTTTCTTGTTTCTATATCAATATTAAATTGCTCTTCGAAACGATGATTGACATCTTTAAGTATATCGGCAAGGGTACGATTTGTATTAGCAGCGTTAGCCGCAGCAACCCCTATTGATTTTAATGCCTTATTTACGGTATCGCCATCTATGAGTAAGCCTTTGTTTTCATTACTCATTTTTATTTACCTCCGCTACATCACCGTCTATTAGCCGTTCAGCCGTCATAGTGTCATACTTAATACCCGCACACGCAAACTCGGGATTGTGCCCTACCGCGTCTGCCGACACCCAAACCGACCACCTATTAGCAGCTTCTCTCTTCGCCGTCTCTTCGTCGTCTGCTTCAATCTCATATGTAACTCGTCCTGAATAGTTGAATCCCACAAGATACTCCATTTCGTTTTCCTTTCTTAAATAAAATCTACTATGAGCATACTGTCACCCATAACTACAACTACATCAGAACACCTTAGTGTGTCTAATTTCATTTCAATACTCCTCCGGCAACAGCATGGTCGTCACATTACCCTCGTCGCCGAAGTCTGTGATTATCCAAATCTCGCCCTTACTTGTGTTATATGCGGCGAGCGTTCGTCCATCGCCTACCCGAACCGCCTCGTCGTTTAAAGCCTTGTCCTCTTCGGGGATATCACCCCAATCGCACTTTGTGTATCGCCCGAAAGCGTCAAGCAGCTCCTCGCAAATTTTACCGTCACCGAGTATATTTGCTATACCCTGCGTCATGACCTGCATTCCTAAATCAAATTTTAATTTCATTTCAAATTCAATTCCTTTCTATTTGTTATTTTTCATTTTTGTGCATTTGACTCGCGAGATTATCTTTTCATCTCTTGATACTCGTCACTCGTCAGCTCTATATCACAACTGTTACAGTCCAGCAATTCAAGAACAGAAATCAGTGCATCTTCCTTGGTAAACCCGCACTTGTCTTTACCAAGTTCCCTATATCCGCGCCACTTGGCATCCACAAGCGCCGGAATGTCGGACTTCACGCTATTGCAGTTTGCTAAGCGCTGGTACACATCTTCTGGCAGAAAGTCGATCCACTTCTTGTTCGATATCATCATTCATTCTCCTCCAGCCTCTTTCTGTTTGTTATTTTGTTTTAGCATTTGTCTTTGTTTGGGCAAGTATCACAATCGTAACGCACCCAATGTCCGTTACAATCCTTACCCATACAATCACTCTCGCCTTTGAGTTTTACATATATGTCATATGCTTCGTCTGTCTTGTCGTCTATGGATCTATAATAAAAATCATAGTTTCTGTCTACACAGTTGTCGCTCCAAAACACACCAACATTACAACCGCAATCCTCATCAGCCCATTCCCCTTCAAACCTAACATCGTTTACACAGCAAATCTCTGCAAGCTTATTGAGTACGGGTATAGGGCAGGTCCACGCCGTATCAAACCACAGTGTATTCTTGTTGTTGAGCGAGGAGTGTTGCGCGTTCCATTTCGTGCCCCAATTCGCCACACTCCAATCATACCAATTATTTGAGCCGTACAGCTCCATCGCTCTCTTGTCTAAATCACCGCGATAAATGTTGTCGGGCATTGGAATAATTTTGTTGAAGTCGATTTCAGACCCATTTCCTTTTATGTACTGAAGAACCCTGTCTATATTCTCCTGATCTCCGTGAAACACAATTCGATTTGTTACCCAATTTGGCATTTTAATTCTCCTTTTTGAATTAATATTATCGATAATCAAACATGGTTACGCGCCTCTTCTTGTCACTTCATAGTTTTTAGGGATTCTGTTTACCGGCACATATGTATATTCATTTAAATTCATCCAAAACGGACGACTAAACTGATACGCAGCTGGATGCTTTACCAACCGTTTTTCAGTACCGTCCCACAAAGTAAATTTGATTTCACTTCCGATTGGCAGATTGCTGAGTGCGTCTGGACTCTTTTTCTTTTTTATATTCTCATAGCAGCGCTCTCGCCATTCCTTTGCCCACTCATACTCCGTAGGGGTAAGCATATCAAGTATTCCTTTCGGACAATCATAGTAACCGGGACCAGTGCTTTCGTCCATATCCTTGTAAGAAAAGTTAAAATAGTCTTTGTTGTTAACGGACGTGAGCATCACCACTCCAAAAACACTTTCCTTTTCGGGTTTAGCTCCCGTTTTGAAAATGGTTTTCTTTACAGCGGCATAGTAAGTAGAGCCTACCATAGCAGATTTGAGCACTTCATATCTCCCTTTATTGCCTACCATATCGCAATTCATTATGCTGTCGCACTCTGCTTTTCTATCTATTTTGCCGTTCTTATAGAACGACGCATGATAACTTGTCCATCCCATTTTAAAATTCCTCCTTGTAAGAAAAGTTAAAATAGTCTTTGATTACTTCTTCAATTACATTATTGTTTTTGTCCATCCAGTATGTATTTGCGCCCAATTTTTCTTTCTTATACCCTTTGCTTAACATTTGGTATTCCTGCTCCGCTACCGGGTCGTGCCATTGAAGACCTCTTGCCTTATAGAGCGGAATCCAGTGTGCATCGTAGAAATCGTAGCCCGCTCCGTCTATGCCAAAGAAATATCCAAACTCATCAGATTCGTAAATTCTAAACCCACACTCCGACATGATTTTGATTCCATTTCCTTCTTCAAGCCACCAATCATCTGCGGAGTCGCCAAACGACCACATTGTACCCCACATCGGGAGTAATTCGAGACGCTCAATCTCAACCTCATCCGCAGGAATTTCCACCTGTTCACTCCGTGGCACATCTAAATCAACCACAAGCACAACACCGTCTTCAGTTGATATTACTTCTGCGACCTCGCCCAACCCATAGCTATCTGCATACACTTGATCGCCGATGCTCGGCAATGTAACTTCTCTCCAATCATCTATATCTGCTTCCATCATCTTTTCAATCATGCCGGTAGGTATAGCGTTCATTTCGTGAACCCAGCGTTCAGTTGCATCTTTGATTGTTAAACCATTTTTCATTTTCAATTCTCCTTTCCTTTTATCCTTCAACCTCAACTACAAAGCTGTTGTCCGGATCCATTTTACAAGGCACTCCATTTGCGCTTATCGCTACATATTCAAACAATGGAATTACCATTAAGTATTCGGAGTCGTATACATATACCGTTCCCGAATCATCCACAAAGAAATCATCTATCTCCTCTCCGACGTCAATCCAGTCACCGTCTGACGATTGAAGGTATGCGTCGTCTGGTATAAGTGACACTTCCTTGGACACAGGCTTGACTTTACTCTTAGATTTGGATTTGTTTTTGCTGTCATAGTAGTCATAATTATCGTACCATCCGCCGTAGCACCAATTTTCGCTATCCCAACTTCTATCGCGCACGAACTCCTTCCATTCGAAGAAATTGTTACACTCATTTGCTATAAGCTTTTTTGCTCTCTCAACCTGTGCGTACATTTGCGGGATAGAAACAAATTCGTGCTGAGTGTGAGCGTTATAATATCCACACGACAAATTAACGGCAGCGCACCCGAGTGTAGGCGCTATATCTACGATATCCGAATAAGAACCATAATCTCTTACAAAACCATACTTCTCTACCGTTTCAGCAAATACCTCGTTATCGAGCTGATAATAAACTGCGTCGTTTTCGTTTGCTCGATCAAACTCAATAATAAAATTCACTTCCGGTTTGATTTCGCTTTTGCAAAATTTTCCCGCTCCGATACCGCCGACTTCCTCATCCTCCGTAAAAAGCACATGACACCGGAGATCCTTGATAACCTCAAGAATCATCGTAACTCCGCATCTGTCGTCTCCACCTATTCCGAACGGAGACATCATTATGCTTTTATCATCGGACATACAGATGATATCCGGCGTGTGCTTATGTACCGTGTCCATGTGAGCGACAAGCAGAACCGGAATTTCGCCCTCGGCATACACAAACCCGTCTCCTACTATTGGTGAATACCCCCTGTCTCTAAGATGACAAACCAACGCCGCCTTGAGCTTGTCCTGCGGGAATTTAAATATGTTAAGCAACTTCATTTTCGTTTTCCTCCTCAGCTTTCTCTTCCATATATTCCTCATAGCAGCTTCTACACATACAGGTGTCGTCCACAGAATGAGCTTCGTCTTCCCACTCGTAGTCACCGCATCTCTCGCAGTACACCACATTCTCGTCGAAAGCGTCACTACACATCGTGTAAGACTCTCCGTTTATATAGACATCTCTCTTGAGGTCGTTATCCCTATAATCATACCTAATTTCCCACTGCTCATGAACTTCACACCAGAAGCAACAGTCCTCACAATAGAGTTCTCCGTCTATTTCGTGCAGATTGTCTTCATCGGCAAACGAGCAACCACAACGAGAACAACGATTTCCTTCACAACAGTCAACACACTGCAACTCACTCTCTTTGTCGTCATAAGTGCTCATCAAGTCGCCGCAATCAACACAATAAGAATCTCCGCCAATATACAAACCCGAATTGATTTTTGATTCCATTTCCTTGTTGTATGTAAAAACACATTCGTCGGGGAACTCGTCGTAATCGCGGTAATGAAAACTATTGTCGTGGGTTGTTATAAGCTCGTCCCAATCGCAATCTACTTTCTTCCACAGATTCGGTACTTCAAGACAAGTTGACATAATATCCTGAACAACAGCTCTATAATCGCGATAATTTTCGCCGGTTGAATCTCCGCCCTTCGGGTACAGACGGGACTGTAGAAGTAGACCGTTCTGGTAAAAGAAGAGCTGGCGAGTAATTTTCCCTTCCATAAACCACTCGTCGCCCATATAAGATTCGGGGAGTGTATAGAAAATCATACTCGTGCCGTCGTTAGCATAACTCAGCGTTCCCGCCTTATAACATCCCTGATATGCACCGCTGCTGTTAATAAAGTGACAACTGCTCCACGAATTTCCGTTTGACATCAGAAGGAAATCACAAATATTCGCACTTAAAACTGTTATGCGCTTAATCTTGAGCGGATTCGTGTCATCGGCAACAACAGCAAATCTCTTGTTGTAGCTGTCATAATTTCTGTCACCGTTTTCGTGAGGGTCAACAAGCCCCGTTGCGTCGAATTTGTAATCGTCGCCAACGGGGTATTCTTTAAATATGTTATTAATAACACGGCTTCGTTTCATTCCGGAACGAATTTCCTTGTAGTAACCGATCTTGTTTATCTTTTCAGCCTCTTCTTCGCTAATTTCCCTCGCCGCACTTTCTGAAATTGCATCAAGAGCATTGGTTACTATGGGATTATAATTAATTCCATATTCGCCCGTCTTTTTGTTGATGTACATCTCAAGTTTTTTAAGGTCGCCTATAAATTTACCCATGTCTGCCGAGCGTATTTCATCTCTAAGAAACACAATTGCCTTTGCTTTTTCATTCCACATAGGATGCTTCCGCAGAAGTTCAAATACCGGCTCCTTCTCATTGAGCCACGCGCTAACATTGGTTCTTATCCCGCTTATCGTGTAATCATGGTCTATACCGATAGTATCGAAAATCTTCTCGACCTGATCTGTGTAATAATCAACCTCTGCCGTAAAGCTATTATGTTCTTCCATAAACTTTTTATTTTCATTTTCAAAATACATTTTAAATTCCTCCTGATTTTTAAATTATATTTCTGTTATGTATTCTCTTTCTGACGCTTTCTTGAAGACTGCGGGGATAAGCTCGCTTGCAAAACACCAAAGACCATGTCCGTCTGCGCAAATCCCGTTACAAGTATGTCCTGAAATCTCTTCATCGAAAGCCACGCCTATATACGAACTACACACATTACAGATCGTTCCAAGCTTTCCTCCCGATGGATAAATTTCAACGTCCTTTATACACCTAACTCTATCGCCAACCTTGAAACTGTTTTCCATTTAGATTTCCTCCTTGATAGCAAACTTAACGCAAGTTGTGTCATTCCATACATTAAGATTACTGCTAAACAAGCCCGCGTCGACTCGACGCGAATGAATATCTCGCACAACAAATGGCGTATTTTTTAATCCAGTCGAGAGACGAATAGGATTATAAATAGAATTCACTATCTTGAAACCACCCATCTTGTCCCAATGTTTTCGCCAATCATTAAGAGATATCGGAAACGCTTTTCCTTTTCGCGAAAGATATTCCTTATCATCTCCAAAATCCTCCATACTCCAATCATAGTCCACCATGATAGAATGATACTGTGCCAAAAACGAGTCAAACAACTCGTTTTCCCACCGAATCGGCTCTGAAATACACCACGCTAACCCATTGTTTCGTTCAACCACAACTACCCTAAGTCCATTGATTGCAAAGGTCGATCCGATTTCCGTTTTGTTTACAGTTTCGACGATCTGCTCCGGCGTTGCAAAAGTTAATGTTTCTCGCTCGTTGCATTTCTTGAGCGTCGGTTCGGGCGCTGATCTACCAATAAGCTCCAAATCATTTTTACCAACCCATAACCCACAACCATTTTCGCATCGTCCATCAAGACTATGTGCGCCCGATACATAAGAATCAAAAGCCACCCCTATACTGTCTTCTGATATTACAGCTATTGTTCCGGTAAGCGAATTAATCTCAAAACCATATATATTTTGGATAGCTCTTACCCGATCTCCAACCCGAAATCTCATTTCATTTTCCTCCTGAATTTTAATTTAATTTCTGAATCATCGTTCTCGCCATATTATCTACAGCGATATAACTGGAAGCCGTCGCCAAACGCTTTTCATCTTCGGTTGTCAAACTCACGCCCAATTCCTTTAGGACTTTGATTTTGTGTTTAACGAACCTTTTCATTCTGTCTTCTTCTGTCAACCGCAGCCCTCCTCCTTCTGTTTATGATTTTCTTTGCAAGCCATCGAGCTACGGCATCTTCCATCCGTTCCTCGAAAGCTATAATTTTACCCTCGTGCCACAGCGCATACAAAAACGCGACGACGAAGGCAATTTCAATTACAGTTGTGATTGCAAATCTCAATTCCATTTTGATTCCCTTTCTGATTTAAAATAAGTTTGTACCGTTTTGTCTATACGCCTCATTCCATTTTCGCGCCAGTTCCTCCGCCTCTCTACGGCTTTCGCATAAATGGCATATATCAGCGTTGTATCTTTTAAGTATGGCGATTAAGTTATTACCCGTCGCTATCGTGTCGGCGAAGGCGAAATACTTTCCGTTTTCGGCAGTGACAACCACAACAAAAATCATTTTCATTTCAAATCCTCCACTCTCCGCATATGTTTCCGTTGCTGTCTATCACCTTGCCGTCTGTTCGCCCTTCGGCTACAGCTATGCTTATCTGCCCGAAAATTCGGTCAAGTTCAGCCGCCGTGGCGTAGTAGTCGGCATATCCATTTTCCGCGTCACAGTCATGAAAAGCGGCGTTCCCGGTTTTGATTTCGATTTTCATTTTGATCTCCTTTCAGAAATTAACCACCATTTTCGCGTTGTGAACTGGACTCACCAATTCGCCGCCAAAACAGGCTAACTGCCCAGTACTAATTCTAACAGCGTTGTACTCTGCTGACCCGCTTACCCTCATATAGTAATCCTCGTCCTCGGTACGAAACACATCTCCGCAGCGTATTTCGCTAAAATCTATCCAGTCTTTCGTTTCCTCTCTGATTTCCATTTTGTTTTCCTTTCTGATTTTAAATTATCACTATATTTCAAACACTTGCGGATTTGCTGTTAAACTTATTGGCTTAACAAATACAGAGCTTGTACCAAACACCTTTTTTGCTATGTGCTCTGCCTCGTCGATATTTGTAGCAAAAACAATTATCTGTCTATCGCCCTCATATTTCCTATACGCTACAAATGTGTGCTTTGCGATAACGGCATACGCCTCTTCATTCGTCATTTTTTTCATTTCCTTTCTGATTTTAAATTTAGCAGCCGAGTTTGGTTTTCCTTTCACGGCGGCTCTATCTTATATCACGACTTCGGTTATTTACCAAAATCTTTTAAAATTTTACGCCACATTTTTTCGTATTAGCTAAAGCTATACTTCGTATTAGCTAAAGCTGTATTCGATTTACATCTCATACTCAACATAAATATCGCCGTTAGGCATATATACGCACGACCACACGCAGCCGCGCTCATATACAGCCCGTTCGGCTACACACATAGCATCATCGAGATTGTCGAAATGCTTTTCGATTACCAAACCGTTTTGCTTTTCAACTTCGACCACATAGGTACTATAGCTCATGATTTCCTTTCCTCCTCTAATTTTATTCGCGCCGAATGACCGTCGCCCCAGCGCACCAATACAAGAGCGGATATGCTATTTCCGTAGATAATAATTCCGCCCGTTATGTATGCCGTATACTTTTCGCCGTCGTTTTCAAAACGGATTTTCGTTTCAAATCCGACTCTCCATATCACTCCCTTTACAAACTTTTCGTATGACATAGTAAAATACTCGCTCCTTTCATTTTCGTTTCGATTTTGTAGTATTTAGATTATGTTTTGAGAACAGAAACACTTCGGGAATATAATTTCATTACCAATTTCCGAAGTGATTTTCTTTAGTTTATTTCGCGCAATTCTTCGAGTATTTCGCCCTCGTCGAATACGCGCTTTACTTTTTCCCATTCGCGGCAACACGCCTCCCAAATCTTATAAGCGTTCGGATTTCGCGTTAGTCTGCCGAATTGATTTTCGGTTTCGGTTTCATACCCAAATTCCGAACAAAAATCCTCATAGTCACCGGGGTCATACTTCGTCAAACACGCGAGAATGTCGTAGCAAGTCGGCGTAATGTTGTGTGTTGTGTTATATATGGAATCCCAAAATGTAACGTACATAACCTCGCCGGTATCGGTGTTTTTGATATAAACCGAGTAGCGATTTCGTTTTGCGTTGTCGCGCCAAAGTCGATTTGCTTCGCGGTCTTTGAATATGATACTCATTTTAATATTATTTCGTATCAGAAAATCACGGGCTTCTATCTCATAGGCACTTACCATTCTAAACTCAACTCCTCATAATAATATTTTTTGCCGTCAATGGTTACTTCCGGCTCGCCGTTTATCGCAGCATCGTTACTGTACTCGCCCGCAAAGGCTATAGCTTCATCGAGCGTCCAGCCGTGGTTAGTTATGATTTCATATACCGTTTTGTTCCTGCATTTGATTTTCACTTTGTTTTCCTCCCAGTTATCATGTTTGAGTCTCGAGAACACCCAGTTATAAGCCTCGGATTCCGGTATATCCACATCCAAAACCTCAAAACACCTGCGGGGAACGAGTTTCATTTTGGCTCGCTCTTCGGGTGTATAGAGTTTAGTACCAACAACCCACCGCCTATATTTAGGCTTTACACGATAAAATTTCAT